AAGACATTTACGGGAACAGTATCTGTTGAAGCACCGTCCGCAAACGCACACGCAACAACAAAACTTTATGTTGACGAATTAATTGCAAATGTAAATTCAAATATTAGTGCTGTTGCAACTTCTTTCGACGTTGCTGGAGACTCAGGTTCCAACACAACGATCACTTCAGGCTCTGACACGTTAACAATATCTGGTGGCACTGGTTTGACATCAGTTGTATCAAATAATGCAGTTACCGTTAATCTTGACAATACAGCTGTAACGGCAGCATCATACGGAAACGCAACGCATATTCCTAGCTTTACAGTAGATGCTCAAGGAAGACTAACTGCCGCATCAACTAGTGCTGTTTTAATTGATCTTGGTACAAATACAAATGGAGATTATGTAGAATCAGTTTCTGCCGGAACCGGAATTTCTGTTTCAAATACGGGAACTGAAGGCGGAACATATACTGTCACAAACGAAGGTGTCCTTTCGGTAACTGGTACGTCTAATGAAATTGTTGTTTCCGCTTCAAATGGAAACGTGACATTCTCATTGGCAAATGACGTAACAATACCCAATAACTTGACTGTTACTGGAGATCTGTTAGTCCAAGGAAACACTACAACTTTAAATACGTCTACTCTAACTGTAGAAGACAAAAATATAGTTCTTGCCAATACGTCAAGTCCATCAGATGCAGCCGCCGATGGAGCAGGAATAACAGTTTTAGGAGATACTGAAAAAACATTTAACTGGGTTGATTCAACCGATGCCTGGACAGCTTCAGAAAATATTGACGTAGCTTCTGGAAAAACTTATATGATCGCAGGATCTACAGTTCTTTCCAATACAACTCTTGGTTCTTCTGTAGTAAATTCTAGCCTAACTTCTCTTGGCACAGTAACAGTTGGAACTTGGAACGCTTCGACCATATCAATAAGTCATGGTGGTACGGGCGCAACTTCAGCATCAGCAGCAAGAACAAATCTTGGATTAGCAATAGGCACAGATGTACAAGCATATGACGCAGAGCTTGCAGCAATAGCTGGCTTAACTTCGGCCGCCGATAAACTTCCATACTTTACTGGTTCTGGCACAGCAAGTCTAGCCGACCTTACCGCATATGGTAGAAGCTTAATAGCAAGCGCAAATGCATCAGCAGCAAGAACAACTCTTGGCCTTGGAACAATTGCCATTCAAGATGCAAGCAATGTAAGTATTACGGGTGGTTCTCTCAGCAACGTAACTATTAGCAATTCAGTTATTGATGGCGGAACCTTCTAATTATTTTTAGAAACAGAAGGTAAAAATAATGCCAACGCCAAATATAGTTCAAGGACAGATAGCAATAGACCCATATAATGGGGTATTGTATTATAAAAATACTTCAAATATTCTTGTCAATACTTCTTTAAATTGGTCTCAGCCAAATGATTCTTTGATACAAACTGAAGATAGTGTACAGATAAATTCTGATATCTCAATTTCTGGCAATCTAACAATTTCTGGCAACACTACCACTATCAATACAGAAACTTTAACTGTTGAAGATAATATAATTATTCTTAACTCTGGATTAACTGGAGTTCCTCCCGATGGTTTAAATGCTGGAGTAGAAGTAAACCGTGGCAGTGAAGATAATGTCGTAATCCGCTGGAACGAATCAGTTGATAAATGGCAATTTACAAATGATGGAACTAATTATTACGATATTGGTTCTATAGAAACAGCTTCGATAGATGATTTAGCAGATGTTGTTTTATCTAATTCTTCAAATGGAGATTATCTTCGTTATAACGGATCTACTTGGATTAATGATGAAATAAATCTTGGGACAGACACCGTAGGAGATTATGTTCAGTCTTTAGTTTCTGGAACTGGAGTAACACTTTCTAATAATTCAGGAGAAGGTTCTTCTCCAACTATTTCGATTGGTCAAGACGTTTCTTCTTCAGCCAATGTAATCTTTAATACAGTAACAGCAAATTTTGTTGGAAATGTTACTGGAAATATTTCGAGTATATCTACTCACAATATTGATGAATTGGCAGATGTTGTTATCACATCAGCGCAAAATGGTCAGCTTCTGCAATACAATGGAAGTACGTGGGTAAATAGTGTATTTCCATCTTCAGAGCCAATTGGTCACGAGAATAAGGCAGATAGCGTTATTTCGTTTAACGAATCCACAAGACAATTTACAATATCTCCAGCTTCTAGTAGCTATACAGTATGGTGCAAGGGTATAAGATACGTAAAAACATCTACAGAATCAACGACTTTACCAACGACATCTGGATTATATTATATTTATTTCGATAATACTGGAGTATTAAATTATAAAACAACTTATTTTGATTGGGAAAATGACACTCCTACAGCGTATATATACTGGAATCAAACAGATTCAAAAGCATATTTCTTTGCCGACGAGCGTCATGGAATTACTTTAGATTGGGCAACTCATGAGTATCTGCATAGAACTCGTGGAGCAGTAATAGCTAGTGGATTTGGCGTAAATAATTACAGTATAGATGGAGATGGCAGTAGCGATGCGCACGCCAAATTTGACATCGCAAATGGAACTTTCTTTGATGAAGATTTACAAGTTGACATTGTTCATAGCGAGACTCCTACAGCTGATACGTGGGAGCAAACACTACAAGGCAACGCAGAAATACCAGTATTTTATAAGCTAAACTCGCACTGGACAAAAGATGTAGCAACAGAGTTTGCATTTAAACAAGGCACATCTCGCCCTAAATATAATTCATACAGTGCGCCAAACTGGTCAACAACAGATATTGACAATAACAAGTTTGCGATCTCTTGGATTATTGCTACAAATAACTTGAATGAGCCAGTCATTGCAATCATGGGACAGGCTTCATATAATACCATTGGCGAAGCAGAAGCAGCCATTTGGGAAGACCTTAATCTTGACGGGTTTCCAATTTTTGAATTCCGCCCGTTACACAAAGTCGTGTTTCAAGGAACAGACTCTTTTACTAATTCAGTAAATACAGCAATTCGTGGAATTTATGACTTAAGAAGAGTAACTTCTTCTGGGGACTCAATTCCAACAACACCAGTCTCTGATCACGGTTCAATGACGGGTCTATCTGACGATGACCATACTCAATATTTAACAACTGCCAGACATGATTTACACGATCACACAGTAGCTCTATCAACAGCTTCAATAAATGATTTGAGCGATGTTACAATTTCTATGGCAAACGATGGTGATTTTTTGCGATGGAATGGCGCTACATGGATAAATGATGCAGTAAATCTTGGAGTAGATACTGATGGAAATTATGTTGAGTCTATATCTGCAGGAAACAATATAGTCTTAAGTAATGATATTGGATTAGGTTCAATTTCTCCAGAAATAGCTGTTTCTGCAACTCCAAATTTTGATTCAGTAACTACTGCAACTCTTTTTGTCGATTCAATAGAAATTGATCCAAGCGGAGCAAGCAGCACTGATCAAGTATTAAGATTTGATGGAACTAAATTTGTTCCAGGATTAGCGTCTACAGTTGCAGCTCTTTCTGACTTAACAGATGTTAGTTCTGCTACTCCATCAAGTGGAGATTTCTTATACTGGAGTGGATCAGAATGGACGCCGGCAGTTCCTGCAACTGGAGTTCCTATAGTCTCTTCTGCTACACCTTCTACTCCACTTCTAGGTCAACTTTGGTTTGATTCTAACAGTGCTAGAACCTTTATTTATTATGATTCTCAGTGGATTGAAATAGGAACAGCTGCGCCACCTGTAACTACAGTGACCAAATATACTGAAATAATTGGCAATGGAGCATCGTCTTATTCTGTAGTTCATAATTTAAATACTAGAGATTTAGTTGTTGAAATATATGATAATTCGACTTATGAAACAGTCACATCAAGCGTAGCCAGAACTACTCTTGACACTATTACAGTATCGTTTGCGGCTTCAGTCTCCGCCAACGCTTACACAGTTGTTGTGATGGGTTAAATTTGACTTTTGTAAAAAATAATTATAAACTATATTAAACTGGTGTGAGTATATATTTTAAAAATATTACTATACTTAGTGATTTAAATTAATCTTTTAAGGAGAAAATCGTGGCTTTTAGTGGTTCCATTTTTGCTGTAAATAATACACTTTTGTTGAAGAGATCTGATGAAGCAAACAATGCTCCAGAGTCCCTCACTCTTGGAGAATTGGCAATCAACGTAGCTGATGGAAAGTTATTCTATAAGAATAGCACAGCAAACGCAATAATCCGGAGTAAACCTTATCTCCAATGTTGTTGGTACAGCTAATCAAGTATCAGTTTCCGCAAACGCAACTAGTGGCGTTTACACTCTTTCTCTTCCTTCAACAATTCAAACAACACAAGCAAATGTAACCACTCTTTTCGTTAATGGAACGGAAATTGATACAGCTAACGCAACCACAAATCAAGTTTTAAAGTTTGATGGAACAAAATTTGCACCTGGTCCAGATACAAACACAATTGAAGGAACTATCCATTCTGAAACAATTGGCGATGGAACAAATAGTTCATACACAATAAGTCACAATCTTGGAACAAGAGATGTTGTTGTAGTTGCCCGCAACGCATCGAGCCCATATGAGGTCATTGATGTTCGCTGGGAAGCAACAACTACTGGAAGTGTAACGCTTGACTTTTCTGCAGCAGTAGCATCAAATGCAGTAAGAGTAAGCGTTTATGCTGCCGTTTCTGGAACTACGATTTCAATAGCTTCGATTGATGACTTGGGCGACGTAACAATAACAAATGCAGCAAACGGAGATTTCCTTCGCTATGATGGTAACTCATGGATCAATGATCCAGTAAATCTTTCTACTGATACAGTTGGTGATTATGTATCCAATGTAACAGCAGGTACAGGTATTACAATATCCAATGCTGGAGGAGAAGGCTCTACTCCAACGATTGAAGTAACCGCAAATACCTATGACGCCTACGGCGCAGCATCTAGCGCACAGTCAAACGCAGCAACATATACTGATAATGCAATAGCCAACGTTGCTACCGCATTTGATGTAGCCGCCGATAGCGGCTCCAGCAAGACGATTACTTCAGGTTCTGATACGCTCACAATCGCTGGTGGAACTGGTTTAAGCACAGCAACATCTGATACAGATACGGTAACAGTATCTCTTGATAATACAGCAGTTACCGCAGGAACATATGGAGATTCTAATACAGCAGTAACATTTACTGTAGATGAACAAGGTCGCCTAACAGCCGCCTCAGAAAATGCAATAAGCATTCTTGCAAGTCAGGTTTCTGATTTCCAATCAAACGTTAGAGCTCAAATCAGTGCAGGTGGAGATCTATCATATAACTCTACAACTGGTGTCATTAGCTTCACAAACGATGCTGGCGATATAGAGTCAGTCACTGCAGGAACAGGTCTTAGTGGTGGCGGTACATCTGGTGCCGTAACTCTAGATCTTGCTGATACAGCAGTTTCAGCTGGATCGTATGGGGCAGCTAATTCTGTTGCAACATTTACTGTTGATGCACAGGGTCGCCTAACCGCCGCTGCAAACACAACAATTTCAATTACAGCATCACAAATTAGCGACCTTTCTAGCAATGCAGTAACTTCACTCACTGGTACAGCAAATGAAGTTGAAGTATCAGCTTCAGCTGGAGCTATAACAATAGGCTTGCCAGACAACGTAACAATAGGTCAAAATCTTACTGTTACTGGAAACCTTACGGTTCAGGGCAATACAACAACTCTTAATACTGAGACACTTGCCGTTGAAGACAATATAGTAGTACTTAACAGCAATGTTACAGGGACACCAACATTAGACGCCGGCATTGAAGTTGAGCGTGGATCATCAGATAATGCGGTCCTTAAGTGGGATGAAACAGCAGACAAATGGCAGATCAGCTCAGATGGCAATACATTCGCCAATATAGCCACTGTTGATGATATTTCTGGTATAACAATTAATTCTCTTAATGATGTTAGCGATGTAACTCTTACATCACCATCTGGAGATGATTTCCTAAAGTACACTGGTTCCGCATGGGTTAATTCAACAATAACGCTAGGTTCAAATACAGCAGGAGACTACGTTGAAGCAGTTGCAGCTGGGACTGGAATATCAGTATCTAATACCGGAACCGAAGGTGGAACATTTACAGTTACACTGGCAAATACAACAGTGGCAGCAGGTTCGTATGGATCAACTGATACGGTCTCTACATTTACAGTGGATGCCCAGGGTCGTTTAACTGGAGCAAGCAACGCATCAATATCCATAAACTCAACTCAAGTTTCAGACTTTGATGAAGCAGCTCAAGATGCGGTAAATACCGCACTAACTGCTGGAACTGGTGTAACAAAGTCATATGATGACGGAGCAAATACAATATCTTTGTCAATTGGCCAGGACGTAGCAACATCTGCATCTGTAACATTTGCAAACGTTGCTTCTGGAGCAATTACTCTTGATTCTGGAACAGGTGAACTTAATACTTCAACCCAATCAGTTACAGTTAATACTGTTACAACGGTAGATAGCTTTGATAAGACTGTATACAGAACAGCTAAGTATCTAGTCCAAGTTACTCAAGGTTCTAAGTACACTTCTTCAGAGGTGCTCTTGGCTCATGATGGCACAGACTCATATCTTTCAGAGTATGCAGTAATTGAACTTGGCGGAACAAGAATTCCGCTTACTGTTTCAACATCAATTTCTTCAAATGATGTGCTCTTAAGAGTTACAATCACAGACGCAGCATCAACAAATGCTACAGTTAAAGTTGCAAGAACATTGATTGCAGTGTAAGATATTAGCTAGAGATAGTTAAAACAATTTAATAGTTTTATTAAACTAGAGGGATAGTGAACTTTAGTGTCAGATAAAGATTTTGTAGTTAAAAACGGCCTAGTTGTCGGTTCAACCGCTTCTATCGCCGGAGTTGAAATTGATCCATCTGGCGCTAGCTCTAATCAAATATTAAAGTTTAATCGGAGCTAAATTTGCTCCTGCAACTGAATCATCTAATATAACGGTTTCTACAACCGCTCCAGTTTCTCCATCTGAGGGAAATATATGGTTTGATTCCGAAACAGCAAGAACGTTCTTGTACTACGACTCTCAATGGATTGAGATTGGTGGAACAGCATCTGGCGCAAGAATGCAAGTTGGAGACAATCCACCGACTTCTCCTTTAGATGGATCATTGTGGTTTAATTCAACAACTGCAGAAACTTTTATTTATTATGACTCTCACTGGATTGAAGTAGGCGACATCGCCTCATCGGCAGATATATCTGATGCAGCAATAACTGAATCTAAATTAGCTAGTAATTCTGTAACAACTGCAAAAATATCTGATAGTTCTGTAACTACTTCAAAGTTAAATGATTTGTCTGTTACAGAAGCTAAAATTTCAACAAATGCTGTAACGACCACAAAAATTCTTGATGGAGCAGTTACTTCAGCTAAGTTAGCTAATGGAGTTATACCTCAATCTTTAGGTACAGCAGCAACAGTACAGTTTCAAGATTTAACATTAACACGGAAACTTAACGGTTCAAGGAACTACAACAACTGTTAACTCAAATACGCTTTCCGTTAATGATTCGACCATCACAGTAAATGCCAATACAACAGGAGTTCCAACTCTTAATGGATCTTTTAAAGTAGAAAGAGGAGATTCTTCGGATGTATTTTTGCGCTGGAATGAAACAAAGGACGTTTGGGAAGTAACAGCAGATGGCAGCCAGTATTTTAGACTCCATAACGAAGAAGCAAATGTAAAAGATTTTGGAGCAACTGGAGATGGAACAACTGATGATACATCAGCTTTTTCTGCCGCTGCTACATATAACGAAGGAGCAATAACTTTTGATGATAATGGAATACAAAGAGCCCCAAGTGTTTTTGTGTATGTTCCAGAAGGTACTTATAATTTAGGTAGTTTAGTTGATACTGGTGGCAGAGAAGTAATTTGGGTAGTCGACAGAACCGCAAAAATAATTAATACTCAAAACTTGAATGGAAAATTATATAGACCTGGACAAAGAATCTCTAGCATACCTTATGGAACTGAAGATAATGCTATTGGTATGGCCATAAGATTGTATCCAGATAGCTATGATCACAACAATGGAGCAGAGATTCTTGGACTTACAAACGAAGCACAGCTTTCTCAATATACAGACAGAGACGCTGTTTCCGTGTTTGCTGATATTTTGGGTCCTCCACCTACTCTAACCTTAAGCAACGCTACTTATACCGCTACAACAGTTGTTCCAGCTTCAGCAATATCTGCTAGTAATTTAAGAAAACTACGAATAGGAATGGTGATAGACACCGCACACGCTACTAAGTATAGCGGCTTTATTACTGATTGGGCTTCAGATGGAACTTCTATTACAGTAGAGGGCTGGTATTTAGCAAATGGCACAGCTCAATCAGCTTCAACTCCTTCAGGATCAGCAACAGCTTATATCAATCCATTTACAAAAATCTGGGCACATAATGCAAACGTACTATTAAATTCAGACTCCCACGCAACAGCTGCAACTGGATTCGAACTTGGAATAGTTGACTCTAAGTCAAACTCGACAGCAGCATTTGGTGGAGATCATTATACATGGGGTTTTGATGCAGTAAATTTGGGAACAGGTAAAGTTCAGGCTTTCTTTGTTGCCAGAGGATCTGGTTTTGTTGGTCTTAGAGTAGACAATGCAGACACAGCACTATATTACAGGGGCACTGGAAACGTAATTCAATCTATAAGAAGCAATAAAACATCCGCGGTAATAAGGTCCGATGGAACAATGGAGCTAGGCAGGCAAGACACAGCAGCCACCTGGTACATGGATATACATACATCTGGAAACGATGAATCAGTTAATGACTATGATGCAAGAATAGAAGTATCGGGAGGCAGCACAACAGACGGAACCGCAAACTTAACTCTGTATGCCAACAATACAAATACTCAAACTTTGAGACCAAGAGCAGACAATAGCTATACATTAGGTGGTGCAGCAAGAAGATGGACTCAGCTTTTTGCCGCCACAGCAACAATTAATACATCTGATGAAAGAGAAAAAGATCTAATCCTAGAAATCGACGAAGCGCTCATGCAAGCTTGGAGCCAGGTTCAATATGTTAAGTTTAAATTTAAAGATTCTATTGAAACAAAAGGAGACGGAGCTAGATGGCATTTTGGGCTTGTAGCTCAAAGAGTTAAAGAAGTATTTGAAGATCATGGCTTAGACCCCTTTGCCTATGGAATACTTTGTTATGATGAATGGTCATCTGAAGATGGGATTGAAGCGGGCAATCGATATGGCATAAGATATGAGGAAGCTTTGGCTTTAGAGTGCGCCTATCTTCGTTATAAAATAAATCAACTACAAAACTAAGATAACTTAATGTATTGCCAGCAAAAAGCAATTACTATTTTTATAGCATCCGGAGGTTACAATGCCAATTGATTTTCCTAATTCGCCGTCAAATGGAGAAACTTTTACTTCAGGCGATAAAACATGGACTTATAACGGAACAGCTTGGGTTTTAAGTATTGGATCTGTCGCCATAGCAAATGCAGCAATTGACGTTAACAAGCTTGATGGCGGAACAGCAACTAATGGATATTATCTAAAAGTTAATACTTCTGCAAACTCAGGAATAACTTGGTCTTCAATATCTGAAGTAATTAATTTAACTGAACTTGGCGATGTAAACATAGCAACTCCTAACTCTGGTCAAGTCTTAAAATATAATGGATCAGCTTGGGTCAATGACTCCGATGCCGAAGGTACAACAATATCAACATTAAATGATATTGGCGATGTAACAATTACTGGAGACGCAACTAATCAATTTCTACAATATAACGGATCAGCCTGGGTAAATCAAACAGTAGTAGGCGGAGCATCTGTTTCATCTAGTGCTCCAGGTAGTCCTACATCTGGCCAATTATGGTTTGACTCAGATGACGGTAAGACGTATGTATACTATGATTCATACTGGATTGAAATTGGCGGAAATCCACAAGCAGTCACAATAAGCGATACTGCACCATCTTCTCCGATAACTGGTCAAGTTTGGTATAAATCAGATAATGGTGCAACGTATATTTATTATGATTCATACTGGGTTGAAATTGGCGGAACGTCAACAAACGTAGTACTAAATACATTTGACGCCAAAGGTGATATAATAGTCGGAACCGCCGATAATACAATATCTAAACTTTCAGCAGGAACAGATGGACAAGTACTTGCCGCAAATTCCTCAACTGCAACTGGTTTAGAATGGAAGCAAATAGCAAGTGATCCACTAACTTCTCAAGCCGCCGCAATGTTCATAATGGACATCGGTGCATAAAGCTGTTATAATATTAAAAGGAGCAAATTAAATTATGGCCGTAGGAGATAGAACAGAAGCAAGGCTTGGTGGTCCAACACAGTTGACCACTGCAACGACAACCGTTTGCACAGCTGCGTCTGGTTATAGCGAGATTATAAAGCAGATCATTATCTGCAATACGGATACGGTTGATAGAACCGTATCTTTGGCTATTGGTAATGCGGCGGTTGCATCAAATAGATTGATGTCACAACTTCCAATTGGCGCAAACGATATCATGGTACTGGATACGGCAATCGTTTTGCTAGAAACAGAAACATTAGAGGGGTTGGCAGACGCAAACAGCGTCGTTAATGTCACGGCGATCGGCTGGGAAAAGCAAGTTTCTTAATCATAGGAGGATAAAAGTGTGGGTCTCTCATCAGCATATAGTTTCTTGCAAACAGACAAAGGTTATGTCGGCTTATCAAGTTACGAGCGCAAAATGATTACAAAAGTAGACAGATTTGAATCATCGGACACATGGACTGTGCCATCTGGTGTCACTTATGCCGTGGCACACATTCGTGGTGGCGGTGGCGGATTGGGTTCGGGAACTAATGCTGGTACTGGTGGTACTAGTTCTGTTGCGTTTGCCAGTGGCACGATTAGCGCAACAGGTGGCGCACCTATCAACGCCAACTTTGGTGGTGGCGGCGGACCACAGGAGAAGATGAAGATGGCAGGTGCGGCGAACAGCGGTTGTGGTGCGAAGGGTGTTGTGTCACCAACCAACTACGGTGACGGAGAACGCTTCTTTACTTCGGCAGGTGACGGTGCGTATGTCGTCGCTGGCGGTGCGGTCACCGCAGGAACTGGAATCACTGTCACTGTCGGCGCAGGTGGCGCAGCAGGAACTTATGGTGCGCTGACTGGTGTAGCAGGCGGTGGCGGCTATGTATGGATTGAGTACCAAGTAGCGCCATAGACCAATGAGCATCTCAGGCGCACGTAAACCAAGACTCGCAACAGAGTATGGTATTGGATCGGGTGGGGATAATACATACACAGGTAGAATCATCAATGGAGTTGATTATACGGTTCATGAATTTTTAAATACCGGAACTTTTTATGTTACCCAACCCGGTTGGTTTGATGTTCTTTTGGTTGGTTCTGGTGGAGGTGGCGGTGGATATGGTGGAGGCGGTGCTGGAGCAATTGTTGGTCTTGCTTCTACTACAACAATTTATCTTTCGTCTAATCAAACAATTACTATTGGCGGTGGTGGTGCTGGTGGAAATACAGGTCATGTTGGAAGTGGAGCAGCATCATATGTAGGCAGTATTATTTCCGCCGCAGGTGGTGGCAGTGGTGGAAATAATGACAGCATGCGTTGGTATGGCGGTCACGGCGCATCAGGTGGTGGCGGTGGTGGAAATGGTTCCTTTGGTGGTCAAAGTATTGATGAGACATTTGGAAATGATGGTGGCAATGGTGTTGGCGGAGGCGGAGGTGGATACGGAGCAGTTGGAGGCGCATCAGCAGGATCAACTGGAGGTGCTGGCGGTAACGGTGGGGATATTTCTGCATGGATAGGGGTGTCTGCTGGAACAACTTATAAAGCAGCAGGTGGTGGTGGAGGATACACAACTGGCGGTGCTGCTGGACTGGGCGGAGTTGCTGGTGTTTCTGGAACCACAGGAAACAATGCAAGTGCAAATTCTGGTTCTGGAGGCGGAGGGGCAAATGCTGGAACTGGAGGCAACGGCGGTTCAGGAATCGTCTATATCCGTAGAAGAGTGTCTGGATCTGCTGTAGGAACATTGAATTATCAACCAACCTTGAATGTCGATTATCTGCTTGTAGGTGGCGGTGGCGGTGGCGGTGCATCATTTCCTGGTGGGTATAACCGTTGTGGCGGTGGCGGTGGTGCAGGTGGTTTCGTGACTGGTTCTACATTTATTGGTACAAACACATATACAGTAAAAGTTGGTTCTGGTGGTTCTGGTAATTCTTTGGACTCTGGCACTAATGGTACGGCTTCTTCGTTTATTTCGTCGGCAAACGGTGGTGGTGGTGGTGGACACACCAGCACTGGACACGATGGTGCTTCTGGCGGCGGTGGTCAGTCAAATGCCGCAGGTGGTACGGGAATCTCTGGCGAGGGAAACAATGGCGGTTCTGGTCAAAATCTTTCAGACCCACAAAGCGGAGGCGGCGGTGGCGGCGCAGGTGGCGTAGGAGGTAATGGGGTTAGCGGTGCTGGCGGTGCTGGTGGTGCGGCAAGTACGAACAACTACACGGGTTCTTCCATTTCGTATTCGGGCGGCGGTGGCGGAGGCGGTTCATCGTCTGGTGGAACTGGTGGAACAAATGCCGGTAATGGAAGCACAACCACGATTGGCAATAATGCGACGGCAAACCGTGGTGGCGGTGGCGGTGGCATCAAGGGTGCTAGTGGTGCTGGTGGTAACGGCGGTTCGGGTCGTGTAGTCGTGCGTTGGCTCACATCTGCAGCAACAGGTCTTTCAATCACATCAACAGGAACAACAACAACTGGAACAGATGGTTCCTATACATGGATTGCTTGGGATACAACAGGATCTCTAACGGTGGCAAGAGCATGATGACAAATAACCCATTTTCGTTTACTATAGATAAGAGGTTTTATTATGCCGTTTAGTTCAGTATTGGGTGCAAGCTCTGTTATAAAGCCGGGGGTATGTACTTCTACAACCCGCCCTTCTGTTCCATATACAGGGCAGTTGATCTATGAGACAGATACAGCAAGTGTTGCTTCTTGGAACGGTTCTGCTTGGGTGTATACACATTCAAGCGGTTTGGTATATGTTACGAGCGCATCATTTACCACATCGTCAGCAGTTGCTTTTGCTTCTGGTGTATTTACCACCACTTACGATAATTACCGCGTTATTTTTGAGTTTGTGCCGTCAGCAAGTTGCAGTTTGGCGTGTCAAGTAAATGCAAGCGGTGTAGCCGTAACGGGGGCTAACTATTTTGGCAACCGTTATGACGTGCGTGCTGGAGTATCCGTAGTAACCAATAGCGCAACAAGTCATACGATTATGGGCGCAAACGGAACGACGCCTGCACATAATAGTTTTAGCATTGACGTGATAAAGCCCGCAGACGCGACAGTCCGTTCATCGTGGCATGGCACTTGGTATGGAGCAAATGCGACGGCGGCATTTGATGGCGGCATTACATCCGCCGAATACAACGCCGCCGCCGCTCACGATGGACTAACGCTCACGCCATCTACGGGGACTATCACGGGGAAGTATACGGTTTATGGCTACAGATAATCCCACCATCAACGTCGGTGGCGTTGAACGCCCAATGACCGAAGAAGAACTCGCCATGTATGCACAGACGATTGCTGATGTAGAAAGAGAGATAGAGGCGCAAGCCGCCGCTGTTGCCGCCAAGGAATCCGCCAAAGCCAAACTTGCCGCTATCGGTCTCACCGATGAAGAAATCAACGCAATCATTGGAGGTGTGTGATGGCTATTGACTTTCCAAATTCCCCAACAAATAATGAAGTATATACCGTTGGTAATAGATCATGGGTGTATAATTCTTCTTTAAACACATGGACATTACAATCATCTGCTCTACTTGGAGCTAATACTGTAACTACTTCAGAAATAGCAAATGGTACTATAATAAATGAAGATATTTCTTCTTCGGCGGCGATTTCAACAACTAAAGTTACGGGCTGGGAAGATGATCAAATAGTATTATCCTCTCAATATTTTAATTAAGGAGAAACATGGCTACATATAGCAAGATTCCATTTAGCGGATCAACAAACGGTAGAGGTGTATTGGTTGACACGACATCTTCAAATACTTGCGTTGTTCATACGGGTTCTACAAATACTTCGGTACAGCATGAAGTTTGGCTTTACGCACAAAATACAGATACAACAGACCGCAAGTTGACAATTGAATTTGGCGGAGCAACAAGCCCCAATGATCTTATTGAATCAACAATCACAGCAGAAGGCGGGTTGGTATTAGTCGTTCCAGGTCTTATCTTAACAGGTAATGCATCAACAGCCCCAACAATCACAGCTTTTGCAGCAGCAGCCAATGTAGTAACTTTACATGGCTATGTGACGGTTGTATCATAAAGGATTGCAATGTCTAGGTTTGGTGAGCGTACTCGCTCAGGTGTCTCTGTTTCTAATTGGACAAAACGAGGCGTTGCTGGTCTACCAACATTTCTTGTAGATATCCTTGCTGTTGGCGGCGGTGGTTCTGGGGGAAATGTTGGAGCTGGAACAAATGGTGGCGGCGGTGGAGGTGGAGGAGTTGTTGTTACGGCAGATTCAACTATTCCACTAGGATCTTATACCGTAGTTGTAGGAGCTGGCGGTGGTCGTTTAGGTGATGGAAATCATTCAGTAATCTTTAGTAGCGATTGGTCTACCAGTACCGCCTATGGCTCGTACATAACGGCGTTTGGTGGTGGTAGAGGTTCAACTTATTCCACGCCGGCCCAACGTGGAGGTTCTGGCGGCGGTGGTCAGTCAGGTTCAGTTACAGGTGCGACTTCTCTTGATTCTCGACAGGGTAATAACGGTGCTACGGGAAATCCATATAACTCTGGCTATCCTATGCAGGCTGGCGGCGGCGGCGGAGCAGGTGCCCAAGCATCTAATCCATCAGGATTTGGGAACAATGAAGGCTCCACTACGGCTGGCTCTAGCGGTGCTGGCGGTGCTGGATTAAGTAACAGCTATCGAACCGGCAGTGCCGTAACTTATGGTGGCGGTGGTGGTGGGGGTTCTGGCTCTTCTGGCTATCTGTACGGAGGTGGTTTGGGCGGGTCTGGTGGAGGAGGAAACGGTGGCTGGTCTCAGCATTCAAATGGTGGCTCCGGCCTCGCTGGTACAGCCAATTTAGGCGGCGGTGGTGGAGGTTGTGGAACAGGTATGCCAGGACAGGACTATGTGGCCAGTGGAGGTTCAGGAATTGTAGTTATTCGCTATCTAACTTCATCAGCAGCAGGTAAGACCATTACAGGAGGAACAATTACAACAGTTGGATCTTATACTGTTCATTCATTTACTTCAACGGGAACTTTTTCAATAGCATAATACATCTTTTAATAATTTGATTTTAAAAATAGACTTTTATATAATATTATGATACTATTTACAGAGAAAAATATTAATTTCGGAGGTTAATTTAAAATGGCACACTTTGCCCAAATCAACTCAGATAATGTTGTAACTCAAGTTATTGTCGTTTCCAACGATGATTGCGGTGGTGGAGAATATCCCGCAAGCGATTCTGTTGGAGCCGCATTCTGCACAAATCTTTTGGGCGGTACTTGGAAACAAACATCTTATAACAACAATTTCCGCAAACGTTATGCTGGGATCGGATATACATTCAATGCAGAGCTTGATGCATTCGTTGCACCACAGCCATATCCATCTTGGACTCTAAACACAGAAACAGCCGACTGGGAAGCACCTGTTGCTCGCCCAGAAGAAGGAAACTGGACTTGGAATGAATCCACTCAACAGTGGGATGAAGTAGCAACACCAGCGTAATAAGGAGTAAATAATGCCTTTGGATTTTCCTAACAGTCCGTCAGTTAATGACGTCCACTCAGAAGGTGGAAGAAGCTGGACTTGGAATGGAACTACTTGGGTATTAAATGTTTATACTGGAGTCATTCCTCCAGGTTCTGTTGGAACAACTGAATTGGCCGCAAATGCCGTAGCAACAACGGATATTGCAGACCTGGCGGTAACAACCGATAAACTTGCAAATGCTTCAGTCACTGTTGCAAAACTTCCATCTGGAGCAGCAGATGGTCAAGCACTCTTGGCAAATTCAGCAACAGGTAGCGGTTTAGAATGGGGTCAAGCTGGTTCTCCAGCAGATGACGCAAGTGCAATTATTGGATCACAGATTTTTAGTTAAGGAGAAAAAGTGGCCACATTTACAAAAGTTAAACTTTCTGAGTCAACAAATGGCAAAGCTATAAAAGTAGCCAATACAGCAACTGCTGGAACCCTTATTCACACTGGCTCCACAACATCTACAACATATGACGAAGTTTGGCTATATGCTCAAAATACGTCTGCTTCAGCAGTAAAGCTAACAGTTGAATGGGGTGGAGTCGCAGATCCAGATGATCTTATTGAGTTGACGGTTCAGCCTGAGGCTGGTTTGGTGACAATAGCACCTGGACTTTTAATAAAAGGCAATTCTTCAGCTTTAGAAGTTCGTGCTTTTGCCGCAACAGCAAATGTGATTACAATTCACGGGTTCGTCAACCAGATTACGGTGTAACTGATGGCTACGGCTCGTAGACAACTTGGGTATGTGTCGTCACTAACGACGCAGAGCGTTCCGTTGATGTCGTATGGCGTTGCGTCAGGTGGCTCATCGTCAAGCATCACGGTTGATGGTGTGGCGTACACGCTTCTGACCTTTACTGGTGACAGTACTTTGACTGTTTCTACAGAAGGACTGTTTGATGTTTATCTGCAATCGGCGGGTGGAGCAGGTGGTCGTGGGGGCAGGAGTGCGAGAGGCGGTGGAGGTGGTGGTGCTGGTGGAAAGATGCAAACAACGATTTATCTTGCCGCTGGAACATACGCAGTAGACATTGGTGCTGGAGGGGTTAGTTACGACCAGCAAGGGGGCGGTCAAGGTTCGTCTGTTTCTATCGGTGGTGTTGGTGGCGTATCAGTAGCAGGGGGTGGCGGCGGCGCAGGTGCTTTGTCTGGTGCATTTGACATTCAGGGCAGTCTTGGTGGTTGTGGTGGCGGTGGAAATGGAAATGAGATTACACAGTCTTTCCCGTCAATGGCTCCTGGGGTAAGCGGCTATGCGGGTGGCACTGGCTCAAATCCAGCAGGCGGTGGTGGAGGTGGTACGAGCGCAGTTGGCGGTAATGCTTCTGGCTCAACCGCTGGGGCAGGTGGAGCAGGTTACGATGTGTCGGCATTCATCGGCGGTTCAACATTGGTGAAAGGCACTGGTGGACAAGGCGGCAACAGTAGTGCCACAGTAAACGGTGCTGCAAATAGTGGAGATGGTGGCAAAGGTGGTCCGACTGGCGGTAACAACGGTGGCATGGGTGGTTCAGGCATCGTCTATCTAAGGTTCAAGGTGTAACAATGGCTCACTTCGCTTGGCTAGATAACAACAACATCGTGTACCGAGTATCGGTGGTGGACAACCATAACTTGCTTGATGAGAACGGAAACGAATCCGAAGCAGTTGGTATCGCCTACCTGACCAGCGTTCACGGCTCAGGAAAGATTTGGAAACAGACTTCGTATAACGGTAACTTCCGAGGACAATACGCTGGTGTCGGTATGACTTACGATGCTGATGCTGATGTATTCGTTGCGCCAGAAGTTCCTGTTAGTGAGGTAGTGGAATGACCCGTTCGTATCTCGGCTATGTGTCATCACAAACAACCGACAGCATCGTCATCACAGGTTTGTACGGAACAGCAACCGGCGGCTCGTCGTCGTCGATCACGGTTGGCGGTCAGGCGTACACGCTTCTGACTTTCACGAGTGACGACAACCTTGTTGTGTCTCAGGCTGGCGTGTTTGATGTATGCCTAGTTGGTGGTGGCGGCGCAGGTGGTCGTTCACAGTCCAACTATGGAACATCGGGTGGTGGCGGCGGCGGCGGCATCGTCTTTCAGACGGTGTATCTTGCCGCAGGAACCTACACGGTTGATGTAGGCGCAGGTGGCGCAGGTGGATTTACCGCAGTGTATTCGGGTACAGGCAAACCAACTTCCATCTATTCGACCGACAACTATGAAATCACTGCGCTTGGCGGTGGTGCTGGTGCCGCACCTTTGTATTCCATTGGGGCAGGTTTCGGTGGCTCTGGCGGCGGCGCAAAGAACAACGGCACAGGCGGTTCAACAGTTCAGACGCAAGGTTCAGCAGGTGGCAATGGTGGCTCATCAGGCGCATACGAAGGCGGTGGTGGTGGTGGCGGCGGTGGTTCTGCGAACGGCTCAAACGGTGTATCAAATGTTGGTGGTGCTGGTGGCGCAGGCTTGGACATTTCGGCGTGGCTCGGTCAGTCCGCCGGAACTACTTACAAGAGTGGTGGCGGTGGTGGCGGTGGTTCTGGTGGGAATGGTGCGGCTGGAACAGGTAACGGCTCAGCAAACACAGGTGGTGGTGGACAGGGCAAAGCATCGACTCTTAGTCAAGATGGCGCATCGGGCTATTCAGGCATAGCGTATGTGAGGTTCAAGTCGTGATTAGTTATCTTGCTGGTATGCCACGATCAGGTTCGACACTGTTGGCGAGCCTGTTGAACCAGAATCCTGATGTGTTCGTTTCGTCATCATCGCCACTTTGCAACACGCTGTATCACAGCGAACGCTTGTGGTCTGAGCAGGTCGCATTGGAAGCAAACCCAAATCCTGTTGGTGTGAATACCGTGTTGCGTTCTATCATTCCTGCCTTCTATGCGAACCGCAACGAGTCTCTCATTGTTGATAAAGCGTTCACTTGGGGTACGCCAGACAACCTTGCGAACCTTGTTCGATTTGCGCCAAACGAACCGAAGTTTATTGTGATGGATAGAGACAGAAGCGAAGTTCGTGCTTCGTTGGAACGCCTGATGGCGAATAATCCTTCGGCTCGTTTGTCGTCGCCAGATCAGATGTTGCGTCGTTGTGAAGCGTCATTCAATAACTTGACCAAGGCGATGCCAGAAAACTGCGTGGTTGTTCACTATGACGAACTCGTGTCTGATACCGCAACAGTGTTGCACCGCATCTATTCGTTTTTTGGTATGCCCGACTATGAGCATCAACTGACCGACATTCGCAATAGTTCTAGTGACGATGATGGGGTGTGGGGTGTTTCGCAGATGCACGAAGTGCGACCAGAAATAAGGAAGTTGGCTTATGTCTGAAACATTGTTTGCCAAAGTTGAGAACGGTATTGTCACCGATGTTCGTGTTGTGACTTGGGATTTTTTGACAGCAAACCCCGAACGCTACGGTGATTCATCTTTGTGGATAGAAACATTCCACGACAACTCTCGTCGTGGCAAATACGCTGGTATCGGTGACACTTATGATGCGGTGAACGATGTATTCGTCGCACCAGTGATCGAAGAGACTATTTAAATAATTTAATTTAATATTCTATTGTTTGCTGGCATAAATTTTTTTGTTGTGCTATAATTGACTGTATGCCAGTAGAACAAACTCAAACTCAAATAACAATCCCTAAAGAAAAAATTCAGCAATGGAATGTTTTCTTTGCACTGCCCTGTTATGATTCTCATGTAACAGAGCCTTTCATGATGTCCTTGTTGCAGGCCCTTATGTACTACAAGGATATTGGACTTAAGTACTCTGTATGCACGATATCTGATTCTTTGATCAACCGCGCAAGGAATAATCTTGTGGCCAAGTTTATGGGCAATCCAGATTTTACTCATATGATGTTTATTGACGTAGACCTTCAGTTTGACAAACAGTCAATACTAAAACTACTTTGGCATGAAAAAGATGTTGTTACAGCTTCTTATCCAATTAAAGAAATTAACTGGGATAAAGTAAAAGAAGGCGCAGAAAAAGATCTAGACGCTAAAAAACTTATGGAATATGGCTCTAGATATGTGGTTCATCTAACTAAACCTGGTGAAACAAAGTTGAATATTGAAAAAGGCGCCATAGAGTGTTATGAAGCTGGAACTGGCTTCATGCTAATTAAGCGTGAGGTTATTGAAAAAATGATGAAGAAATACAAGAAATTAAAATATAAAGATGATACTTCGGCTCTTAGCGAAAAAGAAGTAGACTATGGTTATGCGTTGTTTAATTCCTATGTAGATGATGATGGCAGATTCCTTTCTGAAGACTACGGATTCTGCCGCTACTGGCAAAAGATGGGTGGCAAGGTTTGGGTTGATCCAAGCATAAATCTGACTCACTTTGGCCGCATTAGATATACCGGCAAAATGATGGAATATTTAGGTAGAATAACACAATGATTTTACTTAAATCCTATTACTATAATTCTGGAACCATTTTAATATATTCTATATAAGGAGAATTATGGCTCGTCTTAGATTTGAATCAGCACCAGAAGTTACAGTCAACGATGAAGCAGTGGTCATAAAAGCAGCTGCTAACGCAACTGCACCACTTTTAGAGTTTAAAGACTCAAGTGGAACGGTAATGGCAAACATAACAGCAACTGGCGCTCTACGAGTTCTATCAATAGAAACTACTCAGCAACGGCCAAACTTCAGCTGATTTTGCAACAAGGGGATATGTTGATAACGTTGCAACTGGAATTAAAACAAGAGCGGCTGTTAAAGCAGCAACAACATCTAATTTAGATGCAACCTATAACAATGGAACTAGTGGAGTTGGCGCAACCTTAACTGCAAATTCAAATGAAGCTTTTCCAACAGTAGATGGAATTAGTAGTTGGTCGCAAAATCAAGCGGTCTTGGTTAAGAATCAGACAAACGCAGCGCACAATGGTAGATATACACTAACAACAGTGGGAGATGGCTCTACCCCATGGGTTTTGACAAGAAGTACACTAGAAGATGATGCCAATGAAATACCTGGATCATTTGTTTTTGTTAACGATGGGACGACAAATGAGGCAAGAGGATTTGTTCTTTCAGTGGCCAATCCAGCTACGTTTACTGTGGGAACTGACGATATTACTGTAACTCAGTTTTCCCAGGCTCAAGCATACATAGCCGGTGCAGGATTAGTTTTAAATGGATCAACATTTGATGTTGCAACAGCTAGTTCTTCCAGGATAGTTGTAAATGAAAATAATATCGACCTTGCTAGCGTCAATACGACTTCTTCAAATTCGGCTACTAGTAACGTTACAATAATTTCAAGTATAACAACTGACTCTTATGGGCGTGTAACAAATATTGAAAACGCTCAAGGAATCGATGGTTATTATTTGAAATCTAATACCTCGACTACTACAGGATTAGAGTGGGCTGCAATACCGCCCGTAAGCGCATTGGATGACATTGGTGATGTCACTATCACTTCAGCATCTTCTGGACAGTTCCTTAAGTGGAATGGCTCTGCTTGGGTCAATGATTCAATCCCAATAATAAACGCACTGAACGATGTTGGTGATGTAACCATTACCAGCGTAGCTGAAAATCAGCTTCTTCAGTACAATGGTTCAGCTTGGGTAAATACATCTGATCCAACAGTTGGAGGAAACCTTACAATTTCTGGAAACCTTATAGTTTCTGGCACAACCACAACAGTAAACTCTGAAACATTAACAATTAACGATAATATAATTGTTCTTAACAACAACGAAGCCGGAACACCATCAGAAAACGCCGGAATCGAAGTTCAGCGTGGTACATCAACAAACGTTCTCCTAAGATGGAATGAAGCTAATGATTGTTGGGAGTTCACCAACGATGGAGCAACCTATCAGAGAATAGTCGGGGATACCATAACAAATGCCCAGTCTGCTAGCTATACATTGGCATTAGCTGATAGGTCTAAGATGATTGAAATGAGCGTTGCGTCAGGTAACACCCTTACAGTACCGCCAAATAGCTCAGTTGCCTACCCAGTTGGTACAACAATAACGGTTCTTCAAACTGGAGCAGGTCAAACCACGATAACCCCAGGATCCGGCGTAACAATCAATGCTACTCCAGGCCTAAAGTTGCGTGCACAGTGGTCATCTGCTACTCTTATAAAGAGAGCTACCGATACATGGGTAGCACTAGGAGACTTGGCAGCATAATATGGCAGCAAATAAGACACCAGAGCCTGGTAAAGGTAGTAAAAGAAAAGCTGCTAAGCCAACAATAGCTGCACGGAACAGCTAAGGCTACAGCAAATACAACAATTACCAATGCCGGTTTTACTGTCGGTAATGTAACCGCAGAAGGTACAGGTACTCCTGCTGATTTAGACAAAGTCAAGAACGCTGTCACCGACAGCAGTATTGCTCCATTGGGCAGTCAAATAAACTACACGATTCATAGTCCATTTTTTCCACCGTACTTTCCACCGTACTTTCCACCCTTTTTCCCTCCATACTTTCCTCCAGATTGCTGTTGGTGCGTAGCGTGTCACGACAAGGGCGGATGTATAAACAGTGGTCAATGCGCTGGATAATTATATATAATTTTATTTAAATATAAGGAGAATAAATGTCTACTAGATCATTTGCATATATTGTAGATGGAGAAGTGTTTCTTATCAACGATTTTTGGACAGGACAACAAAGAATGGCAGAAATTTCAGAAGCTCTTGCGTCAAATCCTCAGATAGTTAATTGCACTAATGATCCCAATGCAGATATCATTGGCAATAATTGGACCTGGGATGGAACTAACTTCCATCCCCCTGTTGAATAGGAGATAAAATGGCTGCATTAACTGATAAAGTTAAGTTTGCGATTATTGTGAATGGAGTAGTTAAAGGTTGGTATTCTTTTAGTCCAAACTTAGAGTTAGAAATAGCTGGAATGTCAAGTGACCCTATCACCGTTGAAATAACAAACCTTGAACAAAAGCCATCAGTCGGTTGGACCTGGGATGGAACTAGCTTTCATCCTCCCGCTGAATAATCAGTTTATCTCAGTAACTGTATAAAAAGATGGAGTTGTATATCTTTCTCCACTAGTTACCATCTTAACGCCATGAAGATAATTTATGTCGCCAGGATGGGCTACAGCTAATCCTGGTTCTGGCCTAACAATCTTATCATGCTGTGGATAATATAATTCTCCACCTTCAAATTCATCATTATAATAAAACAATGAATTTATATCATATGTTGGAAAAGGATTTGGAGATCCATCATTTAACTGTTTATCTGCATGAGGCTTTTGCTCTAAGCCGGCAAACCATCTTATTATCACCGGTGGCCTAGATAATAGCTTGACTTTAAATTCATCTTCTAAAAAATAATTCATTTTTTTTATATATTTATATATTAAATTATAAATATCTAAATTTATTCTAAACAAAATATCATGACTACACTGCCTATTAGACCAGTAAGATGCGTCATAAAGGCAAACACCGTCGTCTGAATACTCATTTTTTCCAGCATCCATCCATTCGTTTATAGTTGGAAGAAAGTTTTGTATAATTTTAAGATCTTCTAAATCAATAAAATTTTTTATAATCTTTATATTATTAATAGAATTTCCAAAATAACCAGGAGTTATCAAAGATTTTTCCATATTTACTTAGTTTCCTTTAATGACCAAAAATTTGAAGACATATATCTTACTCCAAAAGTAACTTTTTCTACTCTATGAGAATATAGTTCTCCAGAAGGAAAAAGAATCATTGTATTTGGTTCTGGTTTGATTTTTATATTTAATTTAGTAAAATGCAATATTCCACCTTCAAAGTCTGAGTTAAGATAAAAGATAGTGCTATAGTCTCTAGTGGGATTTCCTGAGGGTGTTCCAAAAGATTTATCCCTAGAATCGTAGTGACTATGGAGACCTTCTCCTGGATAATAAACGGTTACACCAAAACCATGCTCTTTTAAAACGGTTATGCCGTATAATTCATACAAAACGTCTTCAATTTTTTGTAAATAATCTTCTTCTATAATTCTTCTATTCTGCTCAGTAAAAGTTAACGTAATACTGTTTTTTGGTAAAGAAACTATTTCTCCAGTAAATTCGTCTGGCATAGTAGCCATATCATAATTATCATATCCGGATAGAACATACAGTTCTAGCCATTGGTGAAGATAAAACATTATTATAAATAATATAAAATTTTTCTTTTGGAAGAAAATTATTTATTTTATAAAGGCCATTTACAATTTTGATGGGCTCTATATGATGTTGATTTAAAGCTTCCATGGTGATATAGTATACCATATAGTTTTTAATTCGTAAATTAAAATTGAGGCAGAATGAAGTTTCATTATGTAAGTGATCCCAAATTGGGAATTTTTTTATATAAAAACGCAATTGAAAGAAGTCTTAATATCCCAGAAAGACTAGAAGAAACAATAGGAAATAATAATCACGGATTATTCAAGTGGTCTGAAGCTGTTGTTGGTTACAATGTGAAAATGCCAGAATACAGAGACTGTGTAGACCTAAAAGTTAGTCCAATGCATTGGAGCCACCTTACTCCAGAATTCGAAGAAATTAAAAAATGCTATGAAGATGTTGAGATTAGATTAAAAAATTGTCTGACTCATTATGAGTCAATTTATAATTTTAAAATGAACTTTATGGAAGCAATAAACTTTGTTAGATATAAACCAGGCCAACACTTCCAAGTGCACACCGACCATGGATTTTCTTATGTATGTACAGTTTCATCGGTAATGTACCTAAATGACGAATATGAAGGTGGAGAACTATGGTTTCCATACTTGGATATTACCCTCAAGCCAGAAGCAGGAGATCTGATACTTTTTCCGTCCACATATATATATGCTCACGCATCACTAAAGGTTAAAAGCGGAGTTAAATATTCAGCTGTTACTATGTTTGATTATAACGACAGCAGCCACAAGCAGAGTCATTCAAAGTAGTTTATATGACTAAGATTAGTTTAATAAAAACTCATCCAAATCCGCCTCTAATAAAACAGTCAAGAATAAAAAGAGATTGGATGGACCAAACGTACAACAAACACGCGTACCAGTGCCTTCCTCTTAGCGTCGCAAACGTAAGTGGATGGGAACTCATTTTGGAGCAAGATGTGGTTGTTCAGTGGGACGGTGGAAATACAGTACCCAAAGTATTAAAAGGAGAAACTTATAATAATAGACAGCTTACACAGCCAAGCATTATTGGGATAATGTCATTTACGGTTGGATGGGCCTTCCATACAGAAGAAGGTTACAGTACATGGATAAGCGGATCGCCAAACTATTTTGTTGACGGCGCAGTTCCATTGAGTGCGTCAATTCCAAGCTATTGGTGGCCCGATGAGTTTAACATGAATTGGAAAATTACAAAAATTGGTGAACCAGTAATATTTCCAGCGGGGATGCCGTTTATGTTTTTTAATATCTATCCAAATAGCCTTTTAGAAGAAGTGGAATTTGAAACAAAAAATATTTGGGACGACAAAGATTTAATGAATCAAAGAATGAGTTACGGAAATGCAAAAATGAAAAAAAACAAAGAAGAACCTTGGACCTGGATGAAAGGAATAAAAACTGGCTTAAATGAAAAAGGAGAAAGAATTGGACCAACCTTTGAAGGACTTTCCAAATTAAAGGAACCAGTTTATGAATAAGCTAATGATTGGATCATGGTCTATAAAAACATATTCTCCACTTGGAGTTGACAATTATAAATTGTTTATTTCAGAAAACTTTTCTGCGCACATATCAGAACCTAGAGGAGGAATAACTTTTGATGACATTATTATTGAGAATAATAATTTTGAATTAAGAGGAAAAACAGATATACCATTAGAAGCATCAGTTGTTATGACGGGCAAGATTCAAGGCAGTAATATTGATGGGGTTGTCAAAATAGGCGAATATTGCAGCGTAGTTTTTGGCGGATTAAAAAATGAATAACGTATATGACATTTTAATAAAATCAATAAATCAACAAGAAAATCTTCTTGCCCAATTTAAAGGAAAACTAACTCTAATAGTTAATATATCAAGTAAGTGCGGATATAAACCCAGATGTAGTCCATTATGGTCTTACGCTAGAACGAGCAGGCATTTATGGGAGCTTCAGCAAATTCATAATGAGTTTAAGGAAAGTGGTTTTTCAGTTATAGGAATTCCTTGTAATCAATTTGGAAAAATGGAGCCTTCATCTAATGAGCAAATTTACGAGTTTATTAAAAAAAACTATCAGTATGTTAATTTTCCAATATCAGAAAAAATTGATGTTAATGGATCAAATGAGCATGAGCTTTTTTCTTTCTTAAAAGGAAAAGAAAGAAGAAGATACTCAGACACAAAAGCTGATGGAACCGCAAAAGCCGCAGAAGGTCAAAATTTAGCGGGTCAAGCAATGAATAGAATACCTCATAATTATGAAAAGTTCTTAGTTGGAAGAGATGGTCAAGTTATAATGAGGTTTAATTGGCGCGACATGCCCCTAGATAAAGAGCCTGTAATTATGGGATCTAATTTTACTATAAAAGAATTAATTATTGAATCGTTAGGTTAAATATGTCTTCAAATTATATAAACTATGGTATGGGAATAGTTTGTTTTCCAAATTCAATTAAGGTTGATCAAGATTTAATAATTCCATATTTATCCGCTTTAAAACAAAAAGCAATTCGAGAAGATTATACTATTGTCGAAGAAGATAATGGCATACCGTACGCTGTAAACAGAAGTGGACATAAATACAATATAAGAGATATTGAAATTTCAGCAAGTCATATAATGAATTTTATTAATGAACAAAGTCCTAAAGAACTAGCAATTTTTTTTGCAAACTGTGAAAAAGTAATGTATCAAAAATTATTAGAGTATATAGAATTATTTCCAATGATATTAAGAAATATATGGTGGAAAACTTTGGGGCATGTACTCGCATATAGTCCAGGTAGCGATATGGGAATCCATAACGACAATGATGTAAATTATCAATTTAAAGAAGAGCCAGATCTACAGCTAGCAACTAGAAATGTTGTTGGTTCAATAATTTATCTAAATTCTTCAGTTTCGACTAAAGAAGATATAAAAAAATACGAATACAATAATGGAGAAATATATTTCCCTTACGCAGATGTAAAATATACTCCTAAATCTGGAGATCTACTAATGTTTCCATCAAATTATCTAGGAACACACCAGATACAAAAGTGCATCAATGGCCATAGGTATGCCTACATAGGATATTTTGCTCAGGGCTCTTCTCATCCAGAGAGAGGAATTAATATAATTGAAGAAGAACTTCCTGCTGGAAGTCAAGGTCAAATTTGGATGAAAAATTTAAGAGAAGATTATTTAAATTATATAATAAAAAAATATGATATCTCTAATTCCAATCAAAAGTTTTTTGACCCAAAAATACAAGAACTATTAAAACCAACTGAGTTAAGACTTAGTAGTTCTGGTACAAGAAAAAATCTTCCAAACAAGATTGATTATGACCAAAAATAATAATGTAGCTCCCAAAAATCTTGGTGGCGGAGTAATTTTGTTTGAATCAGCTTTAGAATTAGACTGGGATTATGTGTTGGATTTTGCTAAAAAATCCATAAATAAAGAAAAAAAAGAAATGTATAAATTGTCTATCAATCCAGAAACAAATGAAGAATGCTACGTGAATAAAAGTGGCTATTTTTTCCCCAAGGAATCCGTAGATCTAATGCCCGGTAGGGGTTCGGCAATACATACCTATGCTGATGAAAAAATAAAATCAATTTTTGATTTTATAGAAACATCAAAGGATGAGTACTTATTTAAATATTTTGAAATATTTCCACTAGCAGCAAAATGCGTATGGTGGAAAGTAAAAGGTCATATCGTTCAGTATAAACAGGGCGTTTTCTTGGGGTCTCATTCTGATATAAGTGCGGATTATTCGTACGGAGTTTGGACGCCAACCGATCAATTGGCCACTAGAAATACTATTAGTACTGTTTTTTATTTAAATGATTGTGTTGATTCAAAACATGAAATAAATAACAATAAATTTGTTGGTGGTCATCATTATTTTAACTATCTAAATATAAATTATAAACCATCAAAAGGAGATATACTGTTTTTCCCTTCAAATTATGTAGCTGCACACGAGGTAACAACTGTTCAGGCTGGAGAAAGATACTCTTATCTTGGCTGGTATAGTCAAGGAACTCCAAATGCACAGGTGGGAGAAAATGTTGTAGATCCACTAAAAAATCCAGAAGCCGCAAAAACAGCGACCAACCTCTACATGCCAGACCTAATCGATAACTATAAAAAATATTTAAAATCAAAAAATTATTCAGAACACTCGGCTCAATACAAGGTGGTGAATAGGCAGTGAAAATAATAGATGTAGGAAGTGGATTATGTATATTTGAAAATCTTTTTAATATAGATCCCAAAAAAATAATTGAATATATAAATTTTTTAAGGAAAATAGAACAGGGCACATTTACTTATGTAGAGGAAAATGGAAAAAAGTACGCTATAAACAGGACTGGTTTTAAATTTGATTTAGATTCTATTAATCTTGCCCCCGAAAGATTTATAGATCCACTTTGCAATTGGCATGACCAAAAACCAACAAAAGAACAGAAAGACATTGTATTTTTTTTAGAGGATTTGTTATATAAAATTCTAGTTGAGTATTGCAAAATATATCCTGCGGCAGCTACAGTTTGCTGGTGGAGATATCCAGGGCATTTTGCAACGTACACATCTGGTCAAGGAATAGGCCAACACTGCGACGACAATATACCATATCAAGAAAATATGGGACAGATAAATGAATATCCAAAACATGTTAAAGTCAGTATTAATATATATATGAACGATAGCGTCGAAAATGAACATGAAATCGATCAAACCAATTTTACTGGCGGATTAATCAAGTTTAAACACGCAAACTATATTCATAAACCAAGAATGGGTACAGCCGTTGTATCTCCAGCTAATTATGTTGGAACTCACGAGGTTACACCAGTTAAAAACGGGATTAGAGTAGCATATCTAGCTGCCTTTTGCTATGGAACACCAGAGAACGCAAATCCAAACGATAATAGGATATGGATTCCAAATTTAAGGAAAGATTGCGGACAGACACGTTAATGAGATATATGTTACTATACTTAAATGGAGAATAAAATGAATGAAAAAGATTTTTATCAAAAAAATGGATATATAATAATAAAAAATTTAATTCCACACGATGCCATAGACAATTATAAACAATACTGGACAAGCATTAATGCGCCCAATTACAATGGAACTGTTAATTCAATGTTAAGTAAGAATGGATGGAAACAATCAAATCCTTTCATGGAACATGAAGAAATTTTACCACTGTTATGTCATGACTCAATATATGAAGTTTTTTCTAAACTTGGTTTAGAAAAAATGATATTACATTTGGCCTTTACTGGTTGGGTTTCTACACAGAAGGCTTGGCATCATGATTATATCGTTGGAAGTCAAGTAGATAAGGTATCTGCAGAAAATTACGCTGGTTTATGGATAGCTCTTGAAGACATTAGTCCAAAATCTGGACCTTTTGCGTTTGTCCCGGGATCTCATTTGTGGAATACTGATATTCATATATACTATAAAAAAGATCCACAAGAAGTTATTAGCTATCTTGAGAAAGAGATACAAAAAAACAATGGGGAGCCTCAAGTTTTTCTTCCCCAAAAAGGAGATGCCCTCCTTTGGCAAGGGCACACTCTGCACATGGCCTTAACGCCAGAAGACCAAAATACTCCAAGAGAGTCTATTATAGCTCATTATTTTTCTGGAGTAAATGGATTTTATGGTTTAGAACGGATCTAACGACAAAGAAGAAAAATCATATAAAAAGTATAATAATATTTTTTATATCAGTCATCAAAATGTAATTCAAGACCTTTATTCTTAAAAAGAGTTTTTGCGATAAAGAAGCTTAATGCCAACGACTATTCGACAGTTCCCCATTTGTCGATTGGACAGTGAGCTCTTTTAAGGGTTACTTTCAATTTCATAAAGCAGCCGCACTTCCTACATTGTTTAGTGGTTGCAACTAAATGCTCGCAGCCTTCACAAATATCCATTCTTTCTTTTGCCACTTCTTCTGAAACCTTACTTTGTGCATCTAAAAGCGCTATTGGTGTATTTCCTATTTTTTTCTTAAATTCTTTCCATGCCGACATAATGAGCTCCTTATTTGTACATATTACTATATAGTATATCGCAAAAAGTATAGAAATGCCAAAAGTCCGCAATGATAAATTTTAAAATTAAAATGACAATGATAAGCCAATAAAATGATCACTACTCAAAGAAGATGCCGATGCTGTATAGCGATGCAATAAACTATAATCAACCTAACTATTCGTATACTGGCACTTTGGTCATATACGCCCAAGGCCTTTCTTCTCCAATAATATTAAATAATATTGCAATTTTAATTGGCGGCCAAGAAGACTATTCAAATTACACGACAATAGCAGTTGTATCGATGGAGGTCAGTCCTTCCGGATATGTTACCGTAGAAGTTTTGGATGAAGACGTATCCGCCTTGGTTTCTGTTGAATCTATAGCAATTACCGACAACAGTGAAATAGCCATATTAAGCTAAAAATAGCTACTATAAATACGTATCCTGACACTATGGAGATATTATGGCTACCAGCGTTTTAGTCAATGACACAGTAAGAATTAAAGTTAAATTTGTTGACACTAATCCAGTAACTGGAGCTCAAATACCGGTTACTCCAGTCGCTGTAGTTGTAACGATTAAAAAATCTGATGATACTGTAGTCGTAACTCAGAACATCACTACTTCAGGTAAAATATCGGATTCAGAATATTATTATGACTTTACCCCGTCAGTAGCTGATACATATAAAATAACATTTGTTGGAAGTCTAAGTGGTGGAACTTCTATAACCGTGAATCAACAGCTTTATGTAAGTACCTCTACAGAAGAATACGAGCCTACTGTAATATTAAAAGCAGATGAAATGATAACTTTTGCCCCAGATATAGTCCCGCTATATTTAGACCCAGAAGAATTAAAAGCATATTTTCCAGAAGCATCACTAATTGAAATAGGAGAAGCAGTATACAGTCATTCTCTTGAGGTAAAACAAATATACTCGTTAAACGATGACGCCACAGGTGCGGACCTTCCGTATAATGCACTAGAGTATATCAAAGCAGCTGCAGCTTGCGATTTAAGCAGAACATACTCTTATGGCGGAGATGATGATGTTTCAGTCCAGCTTGGAGACCTGACGGTAACAACCAGAAACCTTCCAAGAATAGAAGTCACCAGAGGAAATGCAACCACATGGTGTCAAATAGCAGCAGCCTTAAGAAAAGAAATGTTAGCAGGTAAAACAGGCCCAAGAGGTATGGTGCCAAAAGGTCTTCCAACCGAAAGCATTGGTACATCTGGCAAGAATATTGATCCAGAAACAGGAAAAGTATATTATCTTTCAGATAGAGAATTGTATGGGCCCGGAAGAAAAATCCTTCCGAAAGAAGATCCTATGCCTAGACGAGGCATAAGAAGCTATGATTAATCTTGAAAAAACATTCAAAAAAATACTATCAAGTTGGGGTCATGATGTTTACATCCAGAGAATCATGGCAAATGGAAACTATAAAGATTCCTTAGAAAGAGTAACAACAAGGAACGTATATACATCTGGAGCAGCAAACGCCAAACTCGCCCAAGAACTAGATGAAGGAATATCAGTAAATTCAGAGGTAGTATACTTTTTTGAAGCTTCTGTTAATCCAAAAGAAGGCGATAGAATATACGAAAAGCTTCCAAACAATTTTGGTCAACAGACAATGTACGTTATAGACGCTTGCTCCCCGAGAAGGGGAAGAGGTGGTAAAATAGTTTTTTGGGCAGTTGGGGCAACAAAAGAAGAGACAAAATAAATGTTAATAGTTAAAAAAAATGATTTAATAAAAATCAAATTTCTTTTTGTTGACAATGGATCAGCCTATGATCCAACAAATCAGGCTACGCCCATAGATGTTACGATAGGAATTACAAGAGGCGATAATAGATTTTCTTCAATAATTTTAAATCCAATATCCTATCTTTTTACAAACGCAACGCCGGACCCCAATGCCTACATAGAAAAAAGCGCTAACTCTGAATTTGTTTTTAATTATAAAATACCAGAAAATCTTTTTCCTGGAAAATATACAGTAATTGCAAAGACATTCAAAGATACTTTAGAAATTATTATAGAATCTAGTTTTGAAGTAAAAGATTCTCAGTACAATCTGCAGCCAACTGTTCCAATGGGAAATAGATCAAGTAGCATCACCTATAGGCCATCCTATGAAGATCTAAATTCTTCAAACATGCAATCTGTTTTGCTAGTTGGGCATGGCGATGGACTAGAACTTAACAGTCCAGTAAAAATTCGATCCGTTCAACACGCAGTAGACTTGCTGAGAGGCGATAACAATAGTCCGCTATTAAGGGGCGTATTTGACGCATACGGAGCTGGAGCAAGAAGTATATTTATTTGTTCTGCTGCGCCAATGTTTGAGTATGTTCAAGATTTTGATCAAAGATTAGTTTCGGTAAATTATTTTGATGTTGGTTTAGCTACTCCATCTTCGCAAACATTTTATGAAAGATATTATGAAAGATTGGAACAAACATATTCTGTTTTATCTGAGCTTGATTTTATAGACATAATAGTTCCACTTGAAACATCTATTATTTCAACTGGTGGGCCAGATTTTATTACTCAATTGTCAAATTATTTAGATGAATTTCACAATACAACGGGATACGTGCAGGTTGGAATAATCGGATCTAAAACAAGAGGAGTCTCGTCTTCTGATATAGATATACTTGAAGCCAATTCTGTTATTACAAATAAATTAACTGAATTTAATTCTTTGGGCCAAATCACCTCTGATAAAGGCAGATATGTTATTCCAGTTTATGGGGAAGCTGTTTTTTCTCATTCGCATTTAGACTTTTCGTATACAAATTCTGTGTCTGCAGCAGTCGCAGGTTTGGTAGCATCAAATCCATTAAATATTGGAATGATAAGAAAAAGAATACCTGGAGCAATATCCCTTTTCGGCTCAAGTCTAAATACATCTGAAATGAAAAGACTAGAGCTAATAGGAGTCAATACAATATATAGAAGCAATAAAGCTAGACGATCTCAACCATTTGAGGTGTATTTGACTAATGACTTTACTATGGCTGCGATGAATTCAACTTTTAGCAAGCTTCCACAAATTAGGCTTGTATCTTATCTTGCAAGTAAAATAAAAGGATACGGTTACGATACAATAGGCAAGTTTGGATATGACACAATAGTTTCTTCAGTTAGCTCTCTTCTGAGCTCAATGAAAAAAGATAAAATAATAGTTGATTTTGAATTCAAGGCAAAACCAGATCCAACAGAAAAAGGTGTTATAATACTTTATATTAATGTAATATCTTCTTTGGGATTAAAGAAAATTGATTTATCATTAGCCGCAGGTCCAGGAGCATAGTATGGCACAAGACGCAATAAGTTGGCCAAGATTTGGTGGAACCGATTCGTATACAAAATTAAAATTTGCTCAGCCACTTCAGTCTGAGGGTAATTTAAGTTATCTTGAGTTTATAGCTACAGTTAAAAGTATCTGGGAAGAATCATTTCCAAATTATCCAATTAAATCTTCTTCAAGTGGAGATCCAGCTTTTACATGGTTTAATCCAAATTATATAGATCCAGAAACTGGTCAGACAACAGGCAGATATGAAGACACAGATGCAATAATCACTTATTCTTTAGAGCTAAGAAAGACTCATTCTGTTGAGCCAAAGCCAAGAATGAGACAGATAACAAGCAATGACGTCTATATATATGGTCAAAGATTTCAAAATATAATCGCATTTACAGCAATGTCTCCGGTCGGCAAAAGATTAGGTTCTAATCCAAATTCAATAGACGACGACCACGATAACGCCTACCTAGTCGAATCTTTAATAGAGACATTTGAGAACTTCATGCTGGAGTATACGCCAATCTTTAAAAAAATAGGAGCATCAGAATTAACATATTCCAGAAGGTTATCTGACTCTGAGGTAAATAGGGACCAAAAAGACGTTCACAAAAGAACAGTAACCTACATGCTTACAACCGAAAAAACCTTTGCTGCAAAAGCCTCTACGGTGGAATCAGTTGCCCTAGACGTAAGATTAGGAATGGCTTACGAGCAAGAATTAATAAATCAACCAGCCACCCCAAACTACGAGGGCACTACGGTCAGTATAGTGGATTTGCAGCAAACAGCAACGCCAAATTCATGATAATATATATAAAAACAAACACGCATCAACAGTCTCCGAGTTATTTTTATAAGTTATCTGTTACTATATTTGAAGACTCGCAATGCCCCATATCCTAGTCGGAGGTTTAAAAATAACATGGCTATACCAGGAGTAACTACGCTAATCAGAGATCGCTTCTACAGCATCTCTCGCACTGACACGCCAGCCGGTCCAAGAATTGTCGTAATCGCCAAGAGAGATACAGCAGATGATACAGGCAATGTAAGCGACCTAGACGTTGTTCAGGCAACAACTGAAAAAGATGTAATAGATGCCTTTGGTGAGGGTTCTGATCTTCACAAGGCATTTCTTGAATTGGTAGCCGGTGGAGCAGAAAGAATATACATGGTCCCACTGCCATCCGACACAGCATGGACCCATACCGGCACATCTGCAGTTACAAGTTCTTCATTCGGAGGATCAGTCTTTGACGCTGCATTCACAGCCGCTGAAACAGTTCTTCCAGATGTGATCGTTCCTTGGGGTAGGGGCGGAGTAGCAGATGACTGGGAAGATCCAGCAACACCTGATGACACTGAGTATGGTTTCCATGCAAACAATAGTGCAACAGTAATTCAGAGCTGGGCATATAAGGTAGCAGCAAAGGTCAAGGAAATATCAGAGAATACACACCCATGCATCGCAGTAATGGGAATTAAGCCTTACGACTCTGGCACAAAAGAAGTTATGACTCCTTCGCAGATAGCTTCTCATTTAGGTCTGTCAACACTTCCAGACAAGGAAGATTCAGCCTTGAAAGAGTACGGTCCATACCTTACAGTTGTAGCAACTGAGCTAAAGCCAGTTGGCTATGGAACAGCTGCAGGAACAGATTTTGGCTACGCAAATGGAGCATGCACAACAGCAGCTGCAATAACACGCCTTAATTCATATTCAGCAATTACAAACAAGCCACTCTATAATGTTCAGGGTCTTCGTTATGTTCCAACAAGAACACAGCAAGAGACAATAGCCAATAAGGGTGTCAACTCAGTAATTCTTAACTTCAACAAGATTGCAGTTTTTGGAGATGGTGTAACCTTCTCTGCATCTAGCTCAGATTACGTTCGTCTTTCGACAAAGAGAATTGTAAACGAAGCTGCAAGCATTGTTCGTCAATCATGTCAAAAGTTTGTTGGTGAGCCATCGACTGTCCAAATGAGAAACTCAATGGAAACAGCGATCTCATCAGCACTAAGAGGTATGCAACTATTAGGAGCCTTGCTGGCTAGCGACTTCAATGTCACTTATGTTCCAGCAGAAAACAAGGCGATTGTAGACCTCGTACTAACACCTGCATTTGAGCTAAAGTCAATTCAGGTGCAAATAGCCATTAACGTATAATAAATTACCGATTGGAGGGTAACTAAATGGCCGCAGAAACTTATGACAATTCTGTCAACAAGTATCTAAACACATATACCACATTCTCAGGTGCCGACATTGTCGCCACTTTTGGTGGTATTGAAATTGGTGCACTTTCAGGAATTACTTTCTCAGTAACAAGAGAAAAGGCACCAATCTACACAATGGGTTCACCAAATCCACGCTCATTCTCAAGAGGTAAGCGCGGAATTGCAGGCTCATTGATCTTCACAGTATTTGATCGCCCAGCTCTTTACACAATGCTGGAGAAAAACTACGCCAACAATAAGCCAATGGACTTCTACACAAGAGCCCATAATACTCTTCCAGGCGATACATCGTCTTTGGGTAGAGGAATTCCAGGCGTTCAAGGCGGAAACAACTGGACAAGAGATATCCAGAAGAAAGTCCCTTACTACGCAGACCAAATCCCACCATTCGATATCACAGTTACATTTGTCAATGAATATGGCAACGCAGCTGTAAGATCGATATACGGAGTTGAGCTTCTTAACGAAGGATCAGGCGCCTCAATGGATGACATCGTCATCGAAGAGACCATGACCTACGTTGCAAGAGAGCTTGGTCCAATGTACACAATTGCAACAAGCCAACTTGAAAAAGACGGCAATACTCTAAGCGATATCGTGGCTGGCAATGCTGTAAACTTGCCAAACACATCCGGAGTTATTCGTCCGTAATTAAATAACAAGTTATCTGTTCGATGGTGCATGAGGGTGGGGGCCTTCGTGCACCATCTTACTTTTAAGGAACAATAATGGCAGTTATTATTAGTAGGCCTAGTCAAATTTCTGACGTAAATCCTAGTGCCCAAAAACCTGAATTTGATGCTGCCTTAAATAATGTTTCTTTTTCGGGAACAGATATTGTTGCAACAATGGTTCTTCCCCCAATGGGCGAGACTCAAAGTACTGGAACCTACTTAGAGCTAGGCGAACTTCAAACTGTATCTTATTCTATACATAGAGAGAATTCGCCAGTAAGAACTCTTGGGCACGCAAATGTAAGAGGGTTTATAAAGGGTTCAAGAACAATAGCTGGATCACTTATCTTTACGGTATTTAACGAATATTCTTGGTATAAAATAGAGGAATATAAGAACTATCTTTCTAGATCAAATGGATTCTTTGCGCCACTAGCAGACATGCTTCCGCCATTTGACATTGTGTTTACATTCTTTAATGAATATGGCAGTGCATCAAAGATGAAAATATATGGCGTAACAATAGTTGACGAAGGTCAAACAATGTCAATTGATGACATTTTGACAGAGCAAACCTACACTTTTATGGCCAGAGGAATCCAGCCAATAACAAGAATGATAAATGAAAAAGAAATGACAAAATTAGGTGACATAGAAGCTGAAAGAACAGCTCAAAGAAATAGGAATATATTTGGAGATTCAGCCGAAGAAGGTCTACCAATAACAACTATCTATAGCAATTTTATAGAAGAAGTATATAGAGTATAAAATGGCTTATAATTCTGATTATAGATTTGATCCTCTATCCGAAAAGATAGACTTAGCTTGGGCGGGAAACGCAGACTCAAGCAGTAAAAAGTTTAGCAATTATTACGATTACTTTTTTAGTGGCGAAGATATAAGAGTTTATATTGACGGACTATTCGATGAAGAAGATGAACTGGATATAGTTTCTTTTGCCTATATAATAAGACAGGAAAAGCAACCACTCTATGGTTTTTGGTCATACAACTATGACGCAATGTTGTACGGCACAAGATTGATAACTGGAGAGTTTTCTGTATATACAAGATATCCAAGAAGAATGACAGATCTTATAGAAAAAGCAACTGAAAAAAGAGTTAATAATCCAGATCCTAGATCCTCAAACGCTGATGTAAGATCTACTTTGAGATCAGTAAACAATAATTCAGATCAAGCTAGACTTCGCAGCCTGCAAGATGAAAAAAATATTCAAAAGTATTGGTCATACAGTCAGCTTGATAGAGTGACTTCAGATCCATTTTCTAAAAATATTATAGATTCAAATAAAAATATATTTAGTGCTCATCCGCCATTTAATTTTATTATCATGCATGGATTGGAAGAGGTATCTCTTTCTCCAAAAGATTTTCTAAATTCTGAAGAAAAAGTTATAGAAAATAATTTAGATAGAATGATAATTTCAGATGTAAATGAAAGATTAGTTAGGTCTGGAACAGACAATAAAGTTAGTCCAATGAAAACTATTATACAAGAGGTCCAACTAATGAGCATGGCAACAACGTATGCCGCAGGAGGATCTCCAATAGTTGAGAACTATCAGTTTATAGCAAGAGACTTCTATTATAGCGAAGTTGATCTTGGATTTATTAAGAATAAATTAACAACAACAGAAATGGAAGAGCCAATAGTAGGTCAAGTCAACTCAGAAGGAGTTTATGAAATTGACGTTACAAACCATATGTTTGGCACTAACACAGTTGCTTTATAATAAATAATATTGTATAATGTATTTTGTTTTATCAAATGTCTATTAAGGAGAAAAAATGTCAGGTAGAAAAGTAACAGTAAGTTCAAATCCAGAATTTGCAGAAACAGTAGGAACAGAAGAAGCTCTAACTTATACAACAGAGGAAACTCAAAATCAAGAGGAGATTGAATCAGTTGTTGAGCAACCGAATAAGCAAGTAGAAGATCTAGACGACGCAGAAGAAATTTGGGAAGGTGGCCCAACTGCTGGAATGATCAAGCAGTGGAAGAGTCAATTTGGAGAGGTGTATGTTACCTCGATTACCTTTGACAAGCATATAGTCTGGAGAGTTTTAAATAGAATAGAGTATAAGAATTTAGTCAAAAAAATGGAGCAACTTGTACAAGCTGGTCAACTTACTTCAGCTGAAGCCAATATGTGGAACGAGGAAGCAATAGCTGAAATGTGCATACTGTATCCTCAGTACGATAAATTGGAAATGAATGGAGTGATGGCTGGTATTCCGTCTTTAATTTCTCAAGAAGTGTTAGAGGCTTCCGGGTTCGTTGCCCTAGAGGTAAGACAGCTATAAAAAATGGAACCAGAATTTCTCTATGAAATAAAAAAGAAATATGGTTCTGTTTTTGCAGTAAACCTAAAAGGTCAGGAAATAGTATTTAGAGAGCTGACATTTAGTGAATTTGATAAAATAACTGAATACAAAAACTCGGAAAGCTATTCTTCAACTGACGCAGAAGACCTGATAATATCATCTGCTGTAGTCTATCCAAAAGACTTCAATCTAGAAAAATTGCCACCTGGCTTAGTATCTTCATTGGCTCAACAGATTGTTGATTTTTCGGGCTTCTATTCTGCAAAAATTGCTAAAAATATACTTGATAATAAAAGAGAACAAGCAGCTCAGGTAAGAAGCCTTATGAAAGCTTTTGTTCTGGCTACTATAAATACATATTCTCCGGAAGATTTAGATAACATGACTTTTTCGCAATTAGCGGAAAGGGTTGCTCTTTCGGAAAAAATAATTGAAATTCAACAAGGAATAAATGGCATTCAGTCAACTAATCTTACTCTTCAATTGATAGACCCAGAAGAAGAAGAGGAAAAGAAAAAGGCAAGTGCGGCAAGGCACAACCTTTCAAAGAAAGTCGGCGAAGCCGCGTACGAAGACCCAATTGCTCAAAAACTTTGGGGAATGAAATAAACTAGGGGAAAAAAATGCTTAGAGATCGTGGCCCATTACATAATATAGGCTATGGAGTAACCTCTAGAGATCTTCCGTTCAATGAGGGCGAAACACAAGGCCCCTCTCCTGATTCAGGCGCAATATCTAAAGCCCTAGATAATCATCCTATTGCTAGATTCATAACGCATACAGTGGGCAGCTTAGCTGCAGCTGCAGCCCTAACCTCAGTAATGAGAAAGGGTGGACTTAGGTTAGCCCAAAAAATCCAAACTTCAGCTGACTCAGGCAATACATTTTCTACAAGTTTAGTTAACAGCGTAGTTGACATAAGAAAACATTTAGACGAACTACAGGGCGTTAAAAGAAGTATAGATGGCGTTAATGATCCTTACGAAAGACTCGTCTATGAAGCTGGAGATGATCTAACAACAGGATATTCCGGCGTAAACTCCGAAATGCACAGGTATTCTTTTAGTAAAAGAGAACTTGATCAAGCCAGTAGGGGAATTGGATCAGAGCCAGCCTCAATATACACTTGGAAAGATGAAATACAAAAAAGATTAATTAGAGCTGGTAGAAGGCTACCCTATGAGCTTCCAGCGTTATATGGAACTCAAAAACTTTTAACAGATCCATTATTTGGAGAAAATGAAAACCGTAAAAAAGTAAAGTGGTATAATCCAGTTGATGTTTTGACAGATTTTGTAAAAACGTCAGCAACAAATCTTTTGACTGTAACCTTGCCATTTGAAGGATTGGGCGCAGGAGCTTCAGCTACAAGAAACTCCTTATATACTTTTAAAAATTCAATGGGGTCCCTGAGGGATCTTAGCCCAGCAAGACAGGTAGCTTCTAAGGGTTTAATAGACCTTAGCGAACTGTTAAGTGAAGTAGGTCATGATTTTTCTACAATTGGAAACAGGTTTTTAAAAGCATCAGCCCAAACAAGTGGAGCCTTTTCAACAGCTGTACATGCATATAAACAGGATCAACCGCAGTTTGTTCAATCTTTAAGCGATGCAAGAAAAGGGGCAAAATTAGCGAGGGAATTTTCCCGCGCAAATAATGAATCAAAAATAAAAAGATATGGAAGAATGGCTCAAGGTTACCTTTTTGGCCAAAATTCTCCTGACTCAACAAATCCAGTATATGGAGCCATTGACGCTATACCGGCTTTTAGGGGTTTGTCTAGCGCATTTAAGGAAGGATATAAAGAATTTAAACTGCTTGGGAAAGGATACGATGCACTATCCAGTTCCCTAAAGATGAATGAAATTTTGGCAGAACAAAGATTCATAGGAGCAGGCAGAAGCGAGCTCGAAAGAGCAATGCAAAAAATTCAATCTCAGTATTCTAGTAGAATTAGTAAATTAGCAGGAACTGTTTCAATACTTGGCGCTGGTGGTCCAGAAGATAAATCTTTTACTCAATCAGAATTTTACAGAGGACAACAACAAAAAGCTTATAAAGACTTATTGGCAAAAAACCTAACATCAAGAGGAATAGACGCTAAGGAAGCAGATAATTTTGTTGAACAATTAAGAATAAATGTTCCTGGTAGAGGAGGTAATCCAACCAATATAGTTTCAATTGGCAGATCTTCTATATTGGGTGAGGGTGACGATTATTACTCTCAACTACTGCAAAGATATAAAACTATAAAACATGGAAAATCATTTGAGCAATCGATAGTAGCTTCAGCTGGTGGATCTAGTCCTGAATCATTTCTTAGGAGTGTGATAGAGGAATCTAATGCTGGGTTCCTAAGCAGGGAATTTAAAGCATCTTTAAATACAAAAATAAAAAATGAATGGAATTCTTTTTACAGAAAAGATTTAGCGGACATAGCCTCAAGTATATTAAAGCCGTCAAAAGAGAATATTCACGACTATGTAGGGCCACTAAGTTCCGCAAAACAACAATTTCTTCAAAGAAAAACAGCACAAGTTCTTGGAATCAACTTAAGACAAGATGATGGAAGAATAGTTTCAGATCAAATTGTAAGAAAGAGATTAGCAGAAAAAGGATTTAATCCAAACAATTTTAACGATCTAAAAGATTTTCTTATTGAAAAAAGAAAAATGTCTCTTGGATTATTCGGTAATGGATTTAGCTTATTCGGCCTTAAGCCGTTGCTGATAGATGAAGCAGTTCAGCAAGGCAGATTTAAGTCCCTACCAGCAAATCAACAAAAAATAATTAGTGAACTAGCCGGAAGAATGGCAATTAATGATCCGGTTTCTAAGTCTATAGGATTCAATAAACTTGATGGAGTTTATCAAACTAAGTCTGGACAAATATTAGATTTCAGTTCTATAAGAAGTACATTTACAAATACAGCAAGTTTTTTTGCAAGTGAATTTCAGATACCAATAATTAAACTTAATCCAGCCGACCTTTTTGGTTATAGATCTTTTTCAGAAATGGCAAAGAGAGGGCCGCTTCAGTATTCTCCAGGCAGAACTGTCCAACCGTTTGGCGACATGCCGGGAACAAAATCAGATTTTAATATTTGGCACAGCACAGGTGGAATGTTTGGCCTCAAGGGTAGGGTAACTGCATTTTCTACAGACAATGAATCTGGTGCAATATTTGGAAAAACTTTAGCAGGAACATATAGAGCTGTTCCAACCAGCAGTACCGAGATGCTTACAAAGCATGCAAGATTTTCGGCTGGTCTAGATGGAGAAAAAATATATGATGTAGCTCAAGATCCGAATTCAAGATTTTTAACAAGATTATTTGGAAATGATGTAGCCGGAAGAAGTAGAGCTCTTGGCTTCAAGAGAATGATGTCGATAGACGCTGAGCAACCAAACTCAATTTTCGGATTGCTTTCAAGATTTCAAAAAAGAAATAGTGACATAAATAATCCAAGAGTATTAGCTAAGCTAATACCTGGAGAAGAAGTTGAATACGGATTTGGATCTTCGGCAAAAAGAATAAAACTTAGCTCGGAAGGCGGAAAATTACAACTTTTAGATGAGGCAGGTGCTTCTGTTCCTGGAATTGAAGAAGCACAGATATTAAGAGCCTACGATGATTTAAGAAGATCTACATTTACTTATGGCTTATCAGACAAAGTCATGAGAACAATGGAAAATCTATCTGAAATATCTGGCATAAATCTTTTTGCTTTTGCTGGCAAAAGAGTGTCCAATATATCAACCCCTCAACAAGCTATGCAGTTTTATGAGGAAGTGCAAGCAGCTATACCAATTCTAAAATCTAGAGCAAGAGAAGCTGGAATAGAAGAAAGAGTAATAGAACAATCGTTTTCTAGATTAAGAAAAATGGCTACAGAAGGAAATCTGTTAGCAACTTCTTCTTTGGCCCAAAGATCGCCTACAATAACTACAAGGTTAGACCAATTTAAGAATGAACTTTTTAGATTTGTTTCTCAATCAAACGCAATTGTTGAGGGCAAAACAGACCAGCTGTTTATACAGATGCAAGAGGCAATATTAAGCCTTAGAAAAACTCTTCCTCCTTCACAATTCGCAGAAGCTCAAGCAGCAGCGCTAGCAACACTATTTAACACAAATGCATTTATTACTTATAAAAAGGGAGTTCCACTATTCCAAAATGCTAGAGAGGCAGCTCTTTCTATGCTTGGGATGGCTAGGGGTCAAGATGCTGTTAGCGATGCAGTAAGCACTTTCTTTTCTCCATATACAAGTGGAAGAGTTTCAATTATTGGCTCAAATATAAGAAGGCCATTTTCTTCACTATTGCCACCATTTAAAAAATTATTTGGAACAGCAAATTATCAATTAAACGAATTGTCAACTGACGTATTAGGTTCTGGACAAAGAACTACATTTGTTCCAACCTTTGGAACAGTTTTTGGAAAAGATCCAATGGGAGCAGTTAAAAGCGCAATTGGTTTGTCGACATATTCTGATCCAGCAAATTATTCTGGTGCGTCTGTTCCAGTTTCTCAAGGAGTTGAAAGACTAAATAGATACTTTGGAACTTTAGGAATGCAGCTAGATGTATCTAGTTTTAAGGGACCTCTTGATTTATACGCAAGAGGGATGGTTGGAAAAAGAGTTCTTCCAATTTATGCGGCTGGAACGACATTCATGGCCGCCGACAGAATGCTTGGTGGGCTAGTAAATCCTGAGGATAGATATGGAGAAAATATATATTCTCCATTCTTTACAACAAAAGCAGCAAGGGCAGTAGTAGAAGCTCAATCTTTAGCAGCTGGATTAGTTCCTGGGGGAATGACCGCACAAGAAAAAAGGGAACAATTAGTAGAAGGCGAAGTGCCAATTAGGCAGGGTAGATTCTGGCCACTAGGTAATACTCCATTCCAGGGTGGTAAGGTTCAGTATTATAGGCCATCTTGGTATAGAAAACTTCAAGGTGGAGCAATGTTCACTTCCGATACATATGGAAGCCCAGCAGAAAAGTTCTTATTTTACAATGATATCTCCCCACTAAGACCCTTTGATCCATACAGATTTGAAAGAAAACACTATGAAGATAGGCCATATCCAGTAACTGGAGAATATTTTACTGGCCCATTTGGGCCGCTAACAGCTGTTGGAAACCTAACAATAGGTAAAATATTAAAACCACAAAGAAAGATGCATGAAGAAGAAGTCTCTCTAGGGCTCTCTCAGTACGTTTCAGCAGGTCAATTTGGGGCTTATGACCCCAGTGGCTATACAGGCTTCAATGCGGGCACGGGAACGGCCTCTGCGGGCTTTGGAGGGGGCATAGGCATGTATGGTCCGGGTGCTGGTGGGTCAGTATCTTCCTCTATGGTGAGCAATCAAATAGGTTACAGCAATGCTAACTACGCAGGAGCCAGCCAATTTCCCATAAATAGAGCCTCCGGAATAACAAGAGAAACTATAGGCGCCTTGAATCAGCCTTTGATGGCCATGTCCTATGGCCCCCCCAAGCAAAGGGGAGTGATGCAGCCAACAATAGTTCAGGCAGGAACTCCCTACAATCCAGCCAATCCCACAATTCAATTTGGAGAACTTGGTTATAGGGCTCAGGAAATGGCCGGTATCTATGGATTTGGATTTTCTTCAATTAGAGAAAATCTTGGATTTGGCAAAGGTGATTTTGAGCCAGACAAAACAGTTCTCCAATCAGCAGCAAAAGCTTATGGCACATCTAGGGCATTCTGGGACCTAAACCTTGGAGGCTTAGGCGACGTACCAATTCCAGCACAGGGTCCTTTAGGTAATATAGAGTTTTCTGAAATTGTAAGAAGATTTATTCCAAAAGAAAGAACTGGAATAGATTACATAAATCCAATCGCAAACCTGATGGGCTCTCAGTATCCATTTCTTCCAGGTTCTGAATATTACATTAACTTTAGGACTGGCGACCCTTTTACGAAAGTTCAAGAAGGTGAAATCAGATTGCCCGGTAAAGGGTATGAAAGATTTAATAGACTTTATGGAGATTCTTCAGGTAAATATGGAATAGTAAATCAACTAGATATTCTAGCTGACGTTGCTCCTTATTCACAGCAATTTAAGTCTGTCAATAGAATGATTGATAAAATGGCTTTAAGTCCAGAAGAAAAAGTAAGAGTCATGGAGATAAGAAGCCAACTTGAAGATACCACAAGTAAATATGATTTTGTCCCCTATGAAGACCAAAGAACAAGAATGGGCGGAGCTCTTGGCGGAATGCAAAGGGCTGGAGAATACATAGCTCATAGAGACACTCTATTTAATACAAAGTTTCTCAATAAAAGAACTGCAACTGAAGATTGGGAAAGAAGAAATGTTTATGGAGCAACATTTCCAGAATGGCAAAGGCCATTTGAAAGTTTTATTGAGCCAATGCTCAACAAGGCTACGCAAAGAGATCCAATTTCAGCAGCTGCCGGTCTTGGATTAACTGGATCATTTTTTGGCAGAACTCCAAGAGCAAAACTTTTAGGCTCCTTTTTAGGCGCCACAACTGGTGGTGGAGTTTCTTTAATGAGCCAAACAAAAGAAATGATAACTGGCGAAAGATTTATTCCACAACAAAGAAAGAAAGAACTTGCATTAGAAGAATATTCTGATATTTTAACCTATGTTAAGAATACCAGACTGGCTGCAATGGCCCAGGAAGCTGGAGACTCAGGAGCCGCCAATCAATTTAGACAAGCTGCAAAAAGAACTATGTATGGAGCAGATTTATATGGAGCTTCGGTAGACACTCTTTCTTTGGCAATTCCAAAAAGAAAAAGAGAGCATTTTATGGAGATGATTAATGCTCCAGAAAATGAAAGAGATAGAATTCTGTCAACGGCAGGAAGATTAGAAAGAAGAATATATCAAGCCGCCTGGGGTAGAGATGTAGAAAAGAGACCAGATTTAGTTGAGTATTTTAGCAGACATGAGCTTCCAGATTTATCTTGGGAAGGATGGCACCCAAATACAAACATGGACCATGTTAAAATAAAAATAGGACAACAGATGGGACTGGAGATGTCTCAAATGGGTTACTATCCACAGCAGATAAAGCAAGCTAATTTAGCAAATCCAAGCTATCCAACATTTGGAACAGGCGAAGATAGGCAAGATACTCTATACAAGTTAAGAGCTCTTTTAGCTGGAGCAGGAATTAGTGGAACTGTAACTCCAGTTATAAATACTTTTGGCCAAAATCAAATAAGCATATCTGCAGGAGTTAGATAGTGGGCATACTAGACTTTTTTAAAAAACCGGAAGAAAGACTTCTTGCCGCACAGTACGCCCTTAGGTCAACAGCATTTGGCGGAAGAAATAACGTAGTAAGAGTTGAGCTTAATCCGAAAACTCAAGCAGTAGAATTCATTATTAATGCTACTGGAGAAGTAAAGCAAACGGTAGAAGAGGCATTTACTGCAGCAAGCACTATGATGTTTACTCAGTTTGCAAGCATTAAGCCAGTATCTGGATCAATTTTAAATCTTGGAAGATCAAATTCTACCGGAAACATACTTAACAATAATCCAACTCAAAATGCTGCCATTGGAGATATTCTTCTAAATATTCAAAAAAACCTAAGAGGTATAACGGATACTGCAACACTAAAACAACTAGAATCAATGGGAATCTCACAAGCAACTCTATCTGGAGAAGAGTTAAGTGTAAATTTAGCTACAATAAAAAATCAAAGAGGAGTAAGGCCAATTGATTTCTTTCAAAGATTGAGAGAATCAGGTCAAGGTTTTATTCCAATAATAGACAAAGATGGCGCTACTCTTATGCAATTTAGGGTAGGAGAAAAAATACTAACAGAAGCACAAACGTATTTTATGCTAGCGGCAGCAGGAAACCCATTATTGGATAATAAAAAATTAATGAGCACCTTAGCTGGTGGGGGACTTATAGAAGATTATATGTCTAAGCTTGGAAAAAGAGTTAGAGGTATAGTTGGAGATAGAGATCTGACCATAACTATGGATACATTACTTCGGAGCAGCTAAGGAATTTAAGCTTAAGGGAGCTCCAGAAGAATTAGTAATAGAAGAAGGTTTACATTTTCTTCAAAAATATTTGAATGTAGGCAGTCAAAATAGACTTGAAATGAAAGTCCTAAAAAAAGATCTTACAAAAGAAGTTGTTGAATCTTCATTTAGAAGGCAATTTGAATCTTTAGATTCATCTCAAAGAGCAATAATAGGTGATCCAGAATCTTTTATTGCAAAGTTCCTTAAAAGAAAAGAAATTAAGGACTTAATACAAAAGTCAAGAACCAATAAAGAATTAATTCAGGCAATAGATAAGTCTGGGGCAACTGAATTAGAAAAACAAATGTTTAGTAAATTCATGAAAGACGCCGAACTAGAATTTGATGGTAACGCTATTTTTAACAGAAAATACTTTGAATATGCAAAAAGGGAAATGAGACAAAACGTAAAAAATCTTAGAGAAAGTATTAATTCTGGAACGCTAAGTAAGATTGAACAACAAAACGCACAAGTAAGATTGCTAGAACTAACAGAGCAACTTAGTATGGTTCAAGACGCTGAAAACTTATATCAAGTAACTGGTAGAGGATTTACTGATGATGGATTAATAAAAGTAGCTTATGACATAAGAGATCTTGGAAAAGGTTTTGAAAATATATATCAAATAATAGGCGCATCTGGAAAAAAATCGGAAATTGGTTTAGCTAAAGGTTTAGAATTTATACAAATGAGTGGGTTTGGTATTCCAAAATCTCAAGTCTACGCAGATCCAGTAACTGTAGCTTTTCATCCAGATCTTTATTCTTCTCCAGAAGATATAGAAAAAATGACTCAGTATTCAGCTGAAGTCATGCAAGACTTTAAAAACGCAATAGAAACCAACACTATCCCAGAAAAAGTTCGAACAATGATGCAACAAACGTTGTTAGAAGATTCTTCAAATTTACCAGCTTCAATAAGATTGTCAAAAGATAGAAACAGAGATTTCATAAGAAGAATATTTGAACTTCATCAATCGGGAATAGGCCCAAAAAGCTCTCCAGAAATGATGAACCTGCTTGCGAATGTGTTTGCATCAGAGGCTTTTACGATGAGAATGTCTTCAGCTGGAGTAGAAAGATACTACCCAGTAGTTCCAGGAGTTCAAAGATATGCGCTAGCCTCGGAAGTTCTTGAAGGTTTACCGGGTGGAAATAAAGGAAATAGAACAGTAAATGGAATAGAAAAAACAATATTTAAATTAGCAGATGACACTGAAGTAACAGCTGATTTATTAAAATTTAGAGTCAGTGGACACAAGATGTTATTTGGACCTGGAATGATTCCAGAGTTTTTCAATGCTCTTGGTGGTTTTGACTTAGACGATAAAGGATTGTTTAAGTTAGAGTCTTTTATGGGTGAAGGTGGAAAGCAAAAACTTCTATTTGGAATAACAAGACAGCCTTCTGGTGTAGACGAAGTCATATATGGCAGAGCAAGATTAGACGATTTAGAAACAATAAGATCAATATTTGGTCAAAATGAAAAATTTATGGCACAACTTGAAGAAATAATAGACACTAAATCTGGAAAAATAAACAGACATGAAGCAGAAGTTCTTCGTGCACTAATATCCGGAAAAGTTCCAGAAGGTCTTCGAGGAGCATATGGGAAAAAGGGTTTAAACGAATATCTATCCGATATAGGCGCTAAAAAAACAAATCAAATTACAGAAGAGTATGTAGAAAATTTGATTTTTAAAGTCTACGAAGCTTCTGGTCGAACAATCAAAAAGGCTACATCTCAAACACTTCAAGATATAGCAACAAGTGGAGCTTCAGCTTTAAGAAACACAGATTTATATAAGAGAAGCGAAATCTATAAGTTATTTAAAGAAGAAGGAGCGTTTGATGTCGCTCCAATATCTGATGAAGCTCTAAGCATATTGGATCAACATAAATCAACCTTGGGTCCTTCTATGTCTAGTAGAATTAAAGAAATACTGAATATGACAGATGGAGAAGCAAGAAACAACGCGTTTGTAGATTTTATTAAAGACAATTCAGACAACAAAGCACTAAATGCTTTTGCGTCTCATTCCATTTTTAACAAAATGCTCAGCTCTGCCGGAGCAGATGGAAACTTTCTTGGAGTTTATGTAAACAGATCAATGGTTGTTGGATCTAGCCTTAAGCAGTTGGATGGTTTTCTTGCTGAGTTAATGAAAATAGGTGGAGGAAGTGGCGAATTAAAACAATTCATGAAATATGGAATTGGTCTTTTAAGCTCAGAAGAAGCAATTGACAGTACAATTAACTTTGGATCAAATAAATTTGCCCTTGCTCCAGTAAGAGATCAATTAAATAGAATATCTAGCTTACTGGAAGGTGGAGTAACAAATGTTGCCGCAGCACAAAAAGCCGCGTTAAAAGCTCTGGGATATGGAGACGCCGCAAATGTGACCCTGGATCTTGTTGGAGAAACCGCTATAGAAAGACTTGGAATGAGAATTGGGTCAGGGGCTGCAATAGTTAGATCAAGTAAATATGCAGGAAAGTTTTCTGAAGATTTATTTTTAGGAATTGATGAAATTTTATTAGAAGATAGACTATCGTCGCAAGATGTAGAAAGATTTATAAAAGGAATTAAACAAGGCATAAATGACACAATTGCAGCGGGCAGCCTCGAGGGTGAGGAAATTACAAAATTAAAGAAAACTCTTGATTCTATGGGGCAAGATTACGATGTTCAAAGAAATACTGTGTTGCAAATATTTGGGCTAAATGAAAAACACAAGTATGCGTCCCTTGCAAAAGTGAATGCAACTGCTGCCAGAGTACAAGCAGAATTTGATATAATGAGAAGACTGTCTTTAGCAGGCATAACTGAAGACGCAGCACTTTCTTCGCTTCAAGTTTCGGACAATGCAAGAAAAGCCGCCGAATATATAGTTAGAAGAAACGTTGAAGAATTTAATGAATTGATGTCTGTAGACTTATCTAAATTAGAAAATATAGATACATATAACAATAAAGCGCAAAAACTTAGACTAGGTAGAATTGTTGAAAATGAGATAAAAGACGCCTCAAAAGCGACAGGTGTTAGCTTGACGGAAATGATAAACGCAGTAGAAAAAGTTTCCGCTGAAATGAGATCCGGAAGAGGAAGAAGATTTGACATATCCAGGCTACTGTATATGCCAGAAGAAGGCAGTGAAAAAACTTTCTTAAGCATGATTGGAGCGGCAACAGTCAGTAGACAAGCTCAATTTTTTTCATCTCAAGTATCCTCAAATGTCACACAAGCAGTTTCAGAGTATGGGCTAAGAAGAGACGCTGAAGTTCGTAGGCTCTTAGATGAAGGAGATGTGATTAATGAAGAAAGAATCAGTAAAAAAGTTTTAAAACAAATGATAGATGATACAACAGGACTAAGTGAAGAGGTTAGAAATATAGCTTCAGTTATGGCCGGACGTGATCTTGAACTTGATGCGGAAAGAGTAAGGCAGATAAATAGAGAGGCAGGAATAGCTAGATCTCAAATAGCTGAACAAGTCTACCAATCAGATATAGCGCTGGGTCAAGCAGCTTATTCTGGAGACACGACAACTGGCAAAAGTTTCAGGGAGGGATTAGATTTAGCTTTGGATGGCGAGGATTATTCTGCGTTTACTAAAACAAAATTTACTAGATTTTCTGATTATATTAAATCAGGAAGATTAAAAGAACTATTTTCTGAAAACAAATTGTTTAGAAATTCTATATACGGCGCCACTGCCCTAATAGCGGCCAGCTTTGCGTATCAAGGATTTAAAGATAGAACAGAAGATTCAATAAAAGGGCCTCCACTACTGCCTGGAGGATCCGCCTATGAAAGCCAATATCCTCAAAGAGCTCCAGAAATCCCTCAATTAGGAACGATTTCATATAACCCTGGAATGAGCTATAAAGTTAATCTATATGGAAATAGGGGAGCGGTCAGAAACTTTGAAGACATGGCTATCGGATTAGGAAACTTTGATATGGATACTACTATATATTCAGGGATCCCAGAAGTTGGTAGAGATCCATATCAGCAGCTTGCAAGCTCGTTTTAAGGTTAGTTTATTATGATTTTTGGTGCAGACACACAAAATAAAAATCTAAAAGATGCCGCCTCAAAAAGGGTAGATACATCTCCAAGAACCGAAACATCAAATAAGTATGCAGCTGCTATTGCATCAAGTAAAAATACTTCAGTAGGAGCTGACGAGTCTGGTCCAAAATCAGTCAGCCACTCACAAAGACCCACAAAATCAGATCCAGTAAAAGGCTCCTTTGAGGGGTACATGCACGGTGCGGCAACCCACATACAAATGAATAATTCTGGATATTTAAATCCAAGCGTACAAAAAGCAAGATACAATAAAGCAACGGCTAGTCACGCCGGAGCTGCAAGTTCATTATCATTTACAAAACCAGGTAGATCTAGTATAATGAATAACAATGCTAGAATTGGCGAAAGCAGTTCTTCTTCTGAAAGAATAAAAGAAATTAACAAAAGAAACAACCTAGTGTAAAATATGTCGAATATAAGTTTAACAACAATAAACTACTTAAATTCTTTATATTCTCAAACGCAAAATGGCGTCAAAGAAATAATAGGCGTACAAGCTTTTTTGAGTGGCCCATTTAAACTAATTATCAGCAATAGGACTTTAGATGATTTTGAAAGCTTCCTAAATAGCGGACAGTTCTCAACTAGACTTGGAACAAAAGGAGAGGAAAGAGATCTTCTCGAATTTGCGTTATCAGATTCTCCTAAAAAAATATTTACCTTTGATCCTGATGACGATTTTCTAATCGGCACACTTAACGCTTGTGTAAATGAATTTATACTAGCAGATGGAAAACATAATTTTGATATAGATATAAGTGAGAGTGTACAGAGATACTACAAGAATTTACATAAAGAAGCGGCACTAAATACTCCAAGTGAAATAAGAAAACATTTTTATGATACTTATTTCTATAAATATGATGCGTTCTACGAAACAAACGCAAGTGGAAGAACATACAAAAAATTCCCAAGTGCAGGAGAAGCTACATCTATAGCTCTAATAGTCAAATACGCAATGGCTACCCGAGTAAACAATTGGATAAAAGCAAAAGAAGGAAGAGCAAATAGAACTGATGAACAATTTTTAATCGAACTTGAAAAGGCGTTTTTAACAGAAGAATACGAATGGGAACCAACCTCTTATTTAGTCGAAGAGAGCACTGCTTTAGGTGATTTCATTAGGGCAGCAATCAATAAAAATAATGACAATAATAGTCAAGTAGAATCAATTTATAGTGGATTAATTCAGAAAGCATTTTTAGAATCAAATATTAATCTAATCTCTGAAACAAAAAAGAATTTTTTTTCGGGAACTTTTAGAGGAGCTGAAATAGAAAGAGCTTCTACGCTCAATAGTGTTGCATTAAATTCTTTGTTTAGTAAAATTGAGCAAAGCGGCCTACTGAGATTGGCGTCGTATGCGGGCTCAATATCGGAATTTGCCCGTCAAAGACTTTCTTCGGTAGAGCAACTCAAGAGATCTCCATTGGACTCACAAGATCCAGTAAGAGACTTGCCGTGGCTATCCCAATTGAATGAAGCAGTTCAATATTTATCTAGAGATCCGATAACCCTTGGCATAGTTAATGCGTATTTTCCAAGTTTAGTTAGTTTCTTTTTTGAATCCATAGCAGTAACTGTAGACTATTCAAACGGTGGCAGGGGTGGCGGAGAAGAAGATACAGTAAACAGCTTACAAGATTTTATTAAATCTTTAGAAAAAGCATTTGGCAGAACCGTAGACTTTAATGGAAAAGACATCACTGGATCTATATTTCAATTAGCAGCTAATTACGAAAACACAGCTAAAAAAATGAAAGCGGCGTTAGACGCTTCTCCTTATAGGGCTAATATTCAGCCTACTTCTCCAGATATATTCCATCTTCGTTTGGGCGCTTCAAATTTTTACGTTCCACCGTTGACAATAGACATTAACACGTTTTTCAAAACAGGCAGCTTGACCGGTGGTGCATTGAGGCAAAAAAGTAGTCCAAAATTTAATTCAGGCTACAAAGAAACTTCTATTAGAATTAAGTTGTTCTTTCCAAACTATGAAGAAATTTGGGGAATATCAATTGACGACGCCTCTAAAATAACTTTGAATGATAATTTTCAAATCGACTTTGGTTCTGATGGATCAAGTAATCAAAAAATAGATAAGTTTCTTTCTTCGCTTAGAGGTTTAATAGCTGCATTTAAATATTCGCCGTTTTTGCCAATAAGAAATGATTATTTAAATAGAATTCATGGAATAACTGCAGTTGCTCTTTCTAGCATGTCTATATCCACAGTGCCTAACTTTCCGTTTGCTCTGGCTGTAGATATAGAGCTTTTAAACTTTAATCATAAACCCTTCCTGCCAATGATTAATGACTTTAACCAAGCAATACATTGGGGTAAATACAGGCAATATATGGGTAAGGCAGCGGGTGCGTTACACAATTACGTTAATGGTTCTTTCTTAATGAAGACATCTAACGACAAAGAAAAACCGGGAACAAAAGAAGTAGAATATAAAGTCACTCCGTATGGAGCATCAATAGTAACCGACAGCGTATATAGAGATGAAAAATTTATTACAAATATCATTAGTGAATGGACAGATGGAAAAAATATATCATTTTATATTCCAGCTGAAACACAGACAAAAATATTTTTACCAGATTCAACATCTTTTAGAACAGATGAAGAAAAACTACTAAAAGACTCCGGAGAAGATTTCTGGGCAAAACTTCTTAATAGTTTTGGAATAGACCTAAATGAATCAGCTGGATATGGAATCCAATTAAGTGGAGTATATCAATTATCAAGAAATTCAACGGTAAGTCCAAGCGTTTATTATCACTTAAAAAATGCACTAGATCTGTTAACGGCTGGTTTAAGCGATAAAACTTCTCAAAGATCAATTTATTCATATGTTGCAACGATATTTGTACAGGAAAATAACTTAGGTGGTTCTGAAGCAGAATATATAAGAAATTTTGATTCAACAAATGCTCCAGGATCTATTCCAAAAAATTATAAATTTCAATCTAAAGATTTAGGTGGCGAAGATGGAATAACCCTTTCTCAAGCAAAACAATTTCTTAAAAAGATTTCCACGAATACAACCTCAATAATTGATTCGCAAGTTGATGCGATAGTAGAAGAAAAAGCAAAGAAACTTGGCTATAAAAAAGATTCAAAACAATATAACGACTTAAAAGAAAGAGTTAAGCAAGAAGTTAAAGATGGATTTAATATTCTCGTTTACGAAAGGTTTTTTAAGTCAGCTCCAATAGAAGCTTTGATGGAGGCCGCAAGACAAAGAAGTGGATCTTTCTCCTTTAGGGAATGGGAAGTCCCTATGATTAAAATAGATCTAGATCCATCTTCAGTAGTTGTCACTGGGGTCAGTGTCACACTTGGAAACAATCTCGCAAAACTGCAGCTTCAAATGCAAGACGAACCAACCTATCAACATATAGGGGGAAGAGATACTTATATAAATATCTCAATGAGAATTACAGGAGAATCAGAACTTAATAAAATAAAAAGAATTTTTGATCATGTGAATGCACTATCTAGACTAGAGCATTCCACTGGAGTTCTTGGGTTCATAGGAATTAAAAATGTTATCACAGCACTTTCTGGCGTTAAATATGTATTGCCATCCAATTACTCGGTAAATACAGTTCCTAACTATCCGCATGTTTACGATGTAAATATTTCTTTGTTAGATTTTGATATATTCCAGCAAGCTAGAGAAAAACTTTCGTCTAAGCAGCAGCGTCAATTAATAGAGGAGTTTGGATCAAAGAGAAATCCATTCTTTAGAATAAAGCAAATGTGGGGGATATTTAACGCTTATCCAGATTTTCCTCTAGAAGTAAAAGATGCAAAGAATGAAGTAGTTGGTCATTTGGATCCTGACTTTTATTTTAGAAGCTTTGAAATGTTTGATAAAGATGTAATAAATAATATTCAATATAGGCCAAAGCAACTGGCCCTTCCGGGAAATAATCAAGGAATTGGCAAACAAACGATAGACCTAGTTAGTCATCCAGTGGGCCAAAAGATAACAGATTTAATTAGAACATATTCAAATAATTACAACTATGCAGACTATGCGGGCGATAAAGTCCAGATTGAAAAAGATTTGGTTAATGAAGTAATTACCTATCTACAAATAAATCAAATAAGTTATGAATCATTTCTTGCGTTCTTCAACGCATATATAACTAACCCAAATCTAGTTGAAAGATCTAGTAGTAATGATTTGTCTATTTTTACATTAGTCAAAAAGAATAAGAAACTTATAACCGATGCAATTGAATATGATGCTAGCGAACAACTAGATGATACGCAAGCGTCTTTCTCTAATGCTGTTAGCTCTGCCCCTTATCAGGTTGGAGATCTTGACTACTCTAATCAAAAACTTCTCGCCCAAATTCAAGCTGCTCTAGATGGAAAATATAGCCTAAAAGAAGAAGATGAGGTTAGCTTCAGTTTAGACGACCTAGACTTCGTAGCAAACATGCAAACTTTTCCAATAATAGATCAAGATGAGCCAACAAAAATTCCAACAATGATGACCATAGGGTCACAAGTTTACCTTGGCTATACAGATACAGAAAAAGATGGAAGATTTTATTTAACAATAGATGGTAGAAATGTTAGAAAAACAGACAAAGGTAATATTTTAACAGGAAGAAACATAACAGACGATCATTCGGATCCATCTAAGGTTAATACAAAGAGCTCAGTATACGCATTGACGCCAATGTCTGAATATGGAAAGCCGTATTCTGGTAGTCTTGAAGAGCACTGGGAGAAAACCCTAGTAGATACTCAGTATAGAGACATCTCAGGAAGAATGCTCAGAGCGTTTCCCACCTACATGCTATGGCTAATAGACGAGGGTGGAATGACAGCGGGCGTAAAATTATTTGACAATTTTTATGGTCTTCAATCTATTATAGACTTCTCAATAGTTTCTTCTGAGGATTTAGTTGGAGACACTCTTGTTTTTAGACTATCAAATCTTTATTCAAAGCTTTCAAGAAAAGAAGCAAGTTCAATATTTAATCCCAATTTAGATCAATATGGAGATGAAAGAGTTCAAGATAATCCAGGTCTAACAGAGGGATTATCCGCAGTCATTGACGTTACATTAAATAAGGCAAGGAATATACTTGCCCACATGCAAAACGAATACGTTGTAGACATTGAGAATATAAGATTAAAACCTGGAGTAAGAGTCCATCTGAGGGGTGGTTATGGAGCAAATCCAAATTCTCTTCAGACGCTATTCAATGGAACTATAACTGAGGTAGAGCAAGGAGAAATTGTCACTGTAACAGCCCAGTCAGATGCAATAGAGTTAGGCGCAGTGGTTAATTCCACTAACAAAAAGGGTGACAGCGGAAAGATTGATGGAGGAATAAATACTGGTCTTTGGCTATCAGAACCAAGAGATTTAATGGTAAGACTTCTTTCAATGGGAACCTCTAGATTCAGAGAAGCAGTGGCCTATGCAAATAGGGGATTAGTATTTTCTGAAAATAAATTTGGAATAAGACATTTTGGTTCAATGATTTATGAGCCACTTTCCACAGAAGAAGAGATTAAACACTTCTCAAGAGTTGACGCAATTGCAGAAGCCTACAATCTGGTTGGGAATGGAAACATTGGATCCGCAGCTGGTCAATTATCAGACGCCTTTATTACAGGCACTCCAGAATATAGAGACGGAGTTTTTGGTTTAATGAATCAGCTTTGGTCGAATTTTTCAAGCCAAAGAGATCTTGAAGTATTTAAGAGAAATATATATCCAGGAAATGGAACTGGAATAGCTCAATTTTTGGGTGGCGACTTAGGAGATGGATGGACAAGTGTCTCCTCAATAACTCCAGAATCACAACCAAATGACAGAATAGACTATTTATCTAGATTAACGGATAGAACTTGGAATTCTTTGTTATCAAAATATGGCCAAGAAAGTGGAGTAGACGCAAAAATTGCGGTCGAAAATATGACTTCTGGAGGCTCGCTTATAGCTAGCCAGAGTGCAACCGCAACCAAAGTCGGACTAAATAGTTCAGTAACCGCTGCAGGTTTAGGTATAGCGGCAGTCGCGGGAGCTCCTGCTATTGGCGTAGCGTCTACGGTCGGACTGCTCGGCGTGCTTAGCGGTAGAGGTGGAAATAATATCATGAGAATGGTCGGCCTGCTATCGGCAAACGATGACGACGATATGCCGGGATTTGATGAGGTCTCTTTTAGAGCTCAAACCTATATGAGGACAGTTTGGGATCTATTTAAGACGTGTGCAAGACTACTTCCAAATTACATAGTTGCAGTAAGGCCATTTGAAGATAGATCAACAGTATTTTACGGTAAACCACATTGGCTATATACTTCTGGCTTAGTGCCAATAACAACTGGGCATCCAAATCAATCAAAGATGTTAGAGCTTGGTCTTTCCGGCGGTCCAAAAATAATAGATCCTGACTACGGACTTGCAGAAATAATGTCTCACATAAATCAGCAAGTAAGCCCTTACGCTGACGCAAACGCATTTATTAGAAGTAAAGATCCTATAGAGGCATTGCAAGAAATAGCTGTATTGCAACAAAAGTCCCAATCTTATTATCAAGCCTCTGGCGCTTTAAAGGGTAAAGTAATTAATTTTGATTCAATTAAATCTCAAACAATAATTGATTTAGATCCAGTTACAAAAAGACCTGGAAAAGTTGTAGCTAGACTTCCCAAAAATAGAGGCATGGTAACAATAGGATTCCACTTGCCAGTAAAATCAAAGCAGAACGCTGAAACAAATCATGTACAAATACCTCAACTTCCGTCTAGATTTAGGTATCCACTCTTTGCCTATAAGGGAATACAGTCTAAATACAGACTAGAAGATTATCCATTTCAGTTTAATCAAATATCTTATAGTCTATCGTTCTTTTCAAAAATAAAAGATGAATTAGGCGTACGGAAAAGGTCTAATTAATTATGATGATGTTAATGTTAGGACAACAGAAGCCACAGATAGAAGAGCGGCTTACACTTCTGCAATTCAACAAGTATATGGAATTGAATTTGCAGAGCAGCTTCGAGCAGACGTAGAAACATTTGAGACAAGAAATTATTCAGGATTAAGCGCAGCAAATCCACTTGAAAATTCTTATAGTTTTTCGAATGCAAAAATAGAAAGTATGGAAACACAGATAGAAATGCCGCTACCAGAAAAAGGTGATGTTGTTAATTTTTCTGAATGGACAGCTCCAGAAAATCCAATAGATGAACAGTTTTATGTTGCCATGAGATGGCCATATTTGCCATCCGCATCATCAGAAGAAATTGATAAATTTTGGTCGAAATACTTTGCTGGAAAAATAGCAAAAAATGAATTAGCAGGGCAAGTAAAAGACTATAAGAATTCTCATGTCTTAATATATAATTCCAGAAATAATATTGCAGTTGTTTGTAAGCCAGCTTATTTTTTATGGGGAGAGGAAAAAAGTAAAGTATTTAGACAACTTGCAGATACTTCAAACGCAGATGGATTTATCGAAGACTCTTTAGACTTAGCTGGAGAATTACTTTTTGGAACTTTTGGATATGACGCCGATTCGCCCAGCACCACTCCAGAATTTGCAGATATGGAAATATCAGCAGTAGTATCTCCTGACGCAGCTTTCTTTCTTGGAATTTTAACCAGTGAGAATAATCTTCGCACCACATCAACTGGAAAAGATTTTGGCGCAGGCTACAACGACATGCCGGTTCCACAAGATTGCCATTTTGCTTTTGTTCCAAACACTGTTCCCCTAGGCGTTGCAACTAGTATGTTTGTTCCGATTAAAAAGTTTAGAGCAAAAGATAGTCTTGGAAAAGAATTAGATGATTTTGTTATAGGTTTTGGAAATTTTGAATCTGAAGAAAATTTACAAGCTGAACTTACTGACTTTAATGATTCTATTTATAGAACAAGACCAGAGCTTCAATTAGAGAAAACAAGTATAAGTGAATACACTCCAGTCAATAAGTTAATTGAAATAGATCCTAAATATGGCGGAAATTATAGAACATATTTTCAAAGATATTTGTCCGCCGAGCCAGTGTCAAGTAATAATAGTATTTTTGAAGATCCAGTAAGTAAGCAGATTGGTTTAGATTTATTAAATACGTCTGGCGCTCAAACAGGAGACAACATAGCTGGAACGGGTAATACTTATTTTGCTCCAGTTTTTAGCATAGCTGATTCAACATCTATTGAGGCTAGAAAATACTACGATGAAGACTACGATTTAAATATGTCCGTCATAGCTGGCAATGGTAGAACAATAGACGAAGCGGAGGGGATATGGAATCAATTTAGAATAGGCTATCATACATATGATTCTGTTCAAGCAATATTTTCCGAAACATATTCTTTAGATCCAAATAACGATGAAGAATTTCCTGATTTTATAAAAAATTTGTTTATCAATGATTCTTCAACTAATAATGTATTCAAAAAGTTTTTCGAAAGCAACGACTCAGCAAGAGATGAATTTTCCATATTGTTTGGAAATGAAATTACTGGACAAGAATCTCTTGCAATAGAGTTTGCTAGAAAAAACTTTATAGACGCCTCCATTGAAAATGGTGGACTAGTAGAATATTTCAATGAATTAGTTAAAAATAAAATAACAAAATTTAGAGAAAACTTTTTAGTATATAATGATAGTTTTCTTAGGCAAGAATTAGGGGAAGAGGAAAACGTCCGAGGTTCTGAGGTAAACGGCGAATTAATAAAAACTCCAAGACAATTGTTCTTGACACTAGTTGGTATATTTAGGCAGGTTATGTGGCAAGATCCTTACGCAAGGGCCTGGCTAGTGCTTAAGCCATCAAGAAAAGTCGGCTTATTCCGCAGTAAAGATGAGCAGTGGGATTTTAAAGCAGTAGATAAGATATTTGCTGCTTTCATAAATCCAAATAATACTTATGCAAAAGATAAAAAGAAATTTATGCAGCTTCTTTACAACAATAGAGGAGAAGGCAGTAGTGCAACAAACTTAGTATCTAAAGCAATTTCTAATGTAGACAACTTTTGGGATAGAAATGTTGGAGTTATATTCTCGGCAATGGGCAGCGCTCTAACTGGATTGCTTCAAACATTCAAGCTAAATATGATGCAAGCAGGATATGGAATATCTGAAGCTGGTCAGCTTGGTAGGCAAGCAAATATATTAAACAAGGCATTAAATGATTCTATTTATTATAAGTTAGGTAGGCCAGGATCTCTATTGAGATCAGTTGATAATCCTTTCACCAGAGAGTACGGTGAGCCAGTTATAGAAGTTAGAGAGCCATTCCAAAGAATACACTATCTAAGTTCATTTAGCCACATACTTTCTAATCAGATTAGAGAAACAAATAACGATGTTTCAACCGTAATAACAGCGGTTTCGGATGGAAAATATCCGGTAACAGTTGCGCTTGATAAAGGAGCGTCACCGGAAAGAATGAATGAAACAACTGTTGAAACAGGAATATATTTTGATAATCCTGTCGGAGAAGGATTTTTTGGATTCTTACATCCACTTTTGCATCCATTTGAAACTACAAGAGGAATTGTAAAAAATGTTACTGGAAGCCCAGATGAACTAGCCGCTAAAAGAATAGCACTTTCTCATCTTAAAGAAAATGTTAAAGATATATATGGCGGAGAATTACTCATAGTTGGCAATGGAGATATAAGGCCACATGACCTTGTTTACATAGCAGACGTATACGAGAGAATGTACGGAATATTTGAAGTTGAGCAAGTAATTCATCATTTTACTTCAGAGCTTGGATATATAACGTCAATAACGCCGAATGCCTTAGTTACTGTTAATGATCCGGCAAGATGGTTTATGACTTCTTGGCTAGATTCATGGATGAATACTCAGGCAATAAGAAACGATACGAGACTATTCTTAGATTCTGTGAGGGCAAACAATTCTGGAATATCTGCAGGAGGAAATATTTCTATAGATAGGCTAGCAGATAATCTCAACGCACAGATGATGCGGAGGACTTAAATTTACACACGGCGCTTCGGCTCTAGTAAAAGACGTTGTAGCGTCCATGACTTACGATTCTTTTTCTGAAGAACCTTCGTTTACTGAGGAGGTTAGAAAACAAGCTCAAATCAACGGAAATAACGGAGCTGTCGGCATTGCATCATTTATAGGTGGAATAACAGGATCTGCTGGTGTTGGCGTTGGTGCGGCAGCAATAGCTGGCACTACTGGAATAGCCGCCGCAGCCGTAGCCATACCAACAGCTGGACTATTTGGTCAGCTTCTATGGAAGGGCTGGAGATGGGTAAGAGATAATCTTTTAGATCAACACGGTGCCTACGTTCAGTATTTAAATAAAAATGGTCAACCAATGGACGGCGGCTTATCATACAATCAGGGAATGGTAGTTGGAAGATATCATTCAAAGGCTCTTCTTCCTGGAATACTTGGGGTAAGAAGAAGGGCAAGAACGGCAGATGGACACGCCTATATTAGAAGTGATGATTTATTTAAGAGTCTTGGCTGGAATGAAGTTGAAATAAAAGAACTAGTAAGATATATAAGTTATGAAAATGCACTAGTGCATTCGAAAGTATTGGGCTTGTCAAATCTTGGTCCAGAAAAAACTACATTTGAACCTTTCTTTAAGGTTTTGTGCAAACTTGACACATCAGAAGGTTTGCCAATTAGCTCATCAACCTCATCAGCTGGAGCTAAAAAGAGTGGAATTAAAGACGCAGACACTATAGCCGTTGTAGATATAATTAGTGGCAAGAAGTTTGATGTTCGTTTTGATGGCATAAACGCACCAGAACAAGCCATGATAACACCTCAATATGGAGATCCCAAAGATGATAATTATACAGAGGTGTTAGCAACGATTATAGACAAGCAATCTCCCGGTTATAAGGCTACGACATTTACTGCAAACGCACTAACTGACAAGATCTTTTTGTTGAGAATTAAGCAAGACGCCAATGGAAATCTATCTGCAGATTCTAGTGAAGAAACTTTTGCTCCTGGATCAGAAACAAATACAGAGAATAACTATCTAAAAGAACTTTTTGGAAGAACTTTGGCAACTATTTTCTATAAAACATCTTCAACTAATCTATCTAATATAAAGAGTTTTGTACTTAATATATTTATTAAAAATAATTTAGATTATGATAAAATTAAAAAAGAATTTAAAGACAGTTTATATGGATCTATATTTGCCGTAAATCAGGTATACGAAAAAGTTTACGGACAGGTAGATTCTTTGACAAATGTTGATCATAGTGTCGGAGTAATAGACGGCGGATTCCTTAATACTATAACGGCTCAAAAAATATACTCAAATATGGTTGAGATGAAGATTCTAGAAGAGTTATATTCCTCCGCCTCAAAATGGCCATTAGTTCTATGGGACGAGTACTATGATGATGGCACTCCGTATACTCTTAATTGGGAATTGGTCATTAATAATTTGGCCAGCGTGTACGCAAAAGATCTGTTGACAGAATCAAACTCAGTCAATAATGCAGTAGATTCGTTGGGAATTCCAACCAAGGTAGGTGAAAATTAAAAATGTCTTATTATGATTTTACGCCAGAAAACCTAAACGACTCCGCTTCTTTAACTAAGAGTATAGTTAAAAATATTAATCCAAAAAATAGCCAGCCATTTAATAAAACATCTTTGGCCGATAGAGGGTATCAAGGTCAAACCCTAACAAGCGTAGACTTAATATCTGCTGCTTCTGGAAAAGAGTTATTGGGAAATACTCTTTATGGGAATCTTTATAGAATGAATATAGCTAGAGAAAATTTAAACAGCTTATCAAATACACTTTTAGAAAATAAAATTACTAATGATCCAAATGTGGACTCCGCTTCTTTAGCATTAAATATTTTTGCCAGAAGTGGAATTGGTTTGCAGGGGTCAGCTGGTCTTGTTGATTCATTTAGCGAAAATTTAATGATGAAATATGGAAGCGGATATTCTCCAGAGACAACATCAGTAGAGGGTTTGGCGCATGGATCAGTTGACTACGCCGGTTCTTCTGGTTTTGTTGGAGCAGGTGTAAGGCCAATAGCTCTTGATAAAGATATGACCGCTCAAGAAAAAACTTGGTATTTAAATAGAGCAGAGTTGTTAGCATCAAAGTTAAATATTTCAGCAGTCGATAAAGGCATACTTAAAAATGGGTTTGAATTTGATATAAGAGACTCAAATACTGAAGTGTTCTATAACACTAGCTCAACTGTGCCGCGGAGCAAAAGACGTAATAGAAAGAAAAATATCCGAAGATATTGTTACAGCACCCTCTCAAAAAGCGTATATATCAGCTTCTTTAATAGAATTTTTGTTAGTTCTTTTGTCTGATTCTTATGGTCCAGCACTAAAATTAACTGGAGGTTTTGGCACTCAAAGGCAAAACGATACGCCAAAATCTTCTGGAGCACCATCAAACACTATAACAGATCACGCATTTGGTAGGGCTTTTGATTTTTCCTCAATTCTTCCGGTTAATCATTCAACCGAAAGAAAATATGAAAAAAATTTGAACAAGATAACAACTAAAGAGGGTTATCAATATCAACTTAATTTGTTTTTAGCAAAACTTAACGCAATGCCGCTGCACCTTATTCCAGATTTTATTTGTGTATCAGCTAAATTTGTAGACGCTTCGTATGATACATATACGCCAAAAACTACATCTTTAGATACAAAGTATACAAATTTAAAATATGTAAAACTTAAAAGAGATTTTTCTGGTCATGATGATCATATACATGTAAGTTTTTCTCCAGCTAGAGGCGGCATCTACAATGGACAAGGATCTTTGACTAGCGCTTCTTCCAATTCTTCATCTGAATCAAATGAAAATGGAATTGAATATCAAGATTCTTTTTTAAGAACAAGAAGAATTTCTTCAACAAATTTATTAACAAAAGATTATACTAATAATTCTCAACAAATATCTCCAGAAGATATTTTTAATGCACTTGTAAATGTCGGCTTGTTTACTCCAGAAGCGGCAGCTATTTTTGTTGGATTGGCCAATAGAGAATCTCAGAGAAAACTTTACATAGTTCAAGAAAAATGGGGCGCTATAGGTTTATGGCAAATATCTACAGCAATAAAAGACGGAGGATCGGCAAATTGTCAACTTCTTCTTCCTGAAAAATTTCAAACACAATACTGGAAATTGGCTCTTCCAGATAAGCAAGATATTCCAGAAAGTTCTATAGACGCAGAAATTAATGCTAGGTGCGCTTCTGGTCAACCAGGGTTTGGTATTGATAAATTTGATAAAAGACTTTGGAATTTAACAAATCAAGTTTATTTATTAAGAAGTAAAATAAATAGATTTAATTTTAAGCAACCAGTACAAGATTTGCCGATAGAACCATGGGGTGATAATTATCTAAAATATGGATTTATATCCAGTACTAACTACTCAAATATGCAATTTGAAGATGTTCTTTCCGTATATCAAAAAATGACTAACAAATCAGAAGGAACATTGAGAGATTGGATAATGCAAAAAGTCAAAGCCAAATCACGAAAATCCAATACACTTAACCAGGATTCAAAGGAAGTAGAAAAAAATGGAAAAACATTTTTAGAAAATTGGTTTAATGGCACTAAGTATTTAGCTGTATTTGAGTAAGAGGTAAAAGCATGCCAAGTAAGTATCCAAAATTTGATAATAAAATTCAAAATCAAATAGATCAATCTAGAATGCGTCAGGCCAAAACAAGGCCAGGTGTAATCATGTCTTTTAATGTAGAAACCAATACCGCTTCTATAATTTTAGATGATCAATATTCTGGTCAAATTGGAAACACACTAAATAATGTCCCCTGTCCTTCAACTCCTGGAATACAAACTGTTGCACCGAATCCAGGAACAAGATGCTTAGTGGGCTTTAGAGATGATAACGAAAGATTTGCGTATGTTATTATGTACTTTGACGAGCCGCAATTTAGTTCAAATTACATGTATAATTACAGTGTCAATACAGGTGTTCCGAAATTTATGGCCAGGTAATTATGTCTAATCTATATACAGAATCAGTAGAGCCAGAAAAAAACTTTTCTGTAGCCGGAGAACTTAAGAGAAGAAATGAGTTTTCCAGAAGAGAAGTTGGATTCAATCATCCAGATAATAATTCTTTCTTAAGATTAAACGACGATGGAGACATAGAGATATTTGCAGCTCCGGGAGTTGGTATAGTTATAAGTGGAACAGGCAGATCCATATCTTTATTTGCTGATAAAATTAGGATGTTCTGCTCAGAAACAGGATTAAGATGGAATAATTTTAATTTTAATTATTCAGCTATTGACTATTCTCAGCCAACATTAGTTAAAGTGGACCCAAAATCAATACATACGGCCCAAAATGATGCACAACATTATTTAGCTAAACTAAAGACCTTAGAAGAATCAGAAGAGCAAAAAGCCGTTACTATAAAAGGTGATTATCAATTTGCGCCCCAAGGGCCAGATACTAGTCAAACATATAATTCTTTAATTCCAACAGAAGGGCTTTCCGAACAAGAAGTTATGCTTGTTCAGAACATACTGTCAGAGCATTCTAAGGAATATATTGAATATTTGGTGGAATTAATAAAGCAGGGATCTACCTTTGCACAAGCAAAATCTAAGGCTGATGAGATAAAAAATGTCTGATTTATATTTTACAATGACAGGAGATATACTGGTAAACGGAAATAAAGATATTGCCAGAACTACTTCTAGTCTTCAAGATGATATACAACAGGTTTATCTAAGACTAATGACTGAGCCTGGAGATTTTTACATTTATCCATCTCTTGGCACAGACCTTTCAGTGCTATACGGAATGCCGCAATCAAAAGAAACTGGAGATTTTGGCAAGAGGTTGATAAGAGCCGCACTTGAAAAAGAAGATGTTTTCAGGGGAAGAAATATACAAATAGAAGCAATTCCAACTGGACCAGATACTATAAGGTTTGACGTTCACATTATAACAGATACTAATGAGCCAGTGGTTCTTTCTGTATCTCAGGACCTAGGAGCATAATATGCCTATATATGGAACAAGACAAAAAGAAGAAATACTTACTTCTATTTTAAATTCTTTAGAAAAGGACGCTGGAATAACAGCAGTCTATCCTGGCTCAATAGCAAGAGCTTTTGCCGAAGCGATAAGTACAGAGATATCAGATTTGTATTCTTCTTTAAATTTCAGCTTAAGACAAGGTGCACTTTCTACAGCATCTGGTAGAAATCTTGATTTGATAGGTGAGCTTTATGGAATAGTTAGAAAACAAATTTCCGACGCCGCAGCTATTGAAAGACAGTCTTTTAATATTGAATTCTTTATACAGAAACCCTATAGTCAAGACATAACAGTGCCGAAAGACACTATGATACTAACCAATGTTGACAATTTTTCCGTAAGACAGTATAGGTATAAATTAAATGATTCTGTACTTATTCCATCTGGATCAACAAGAGCCTATGGATTAGTTATTGCAGACTTTTCTGACAATACTTATGTGGCGCCAAAGAATTCTTTAACATCACACAATTTCATAGCTCCTCCAGGAGTGGTTATTTTCTGCAATAATCCAAAAGAAGTTTACTCAGCAATAAATTCTGAATCGGATGACAATTACAGAAGAAGAATAGTATCCTCCATAAAGACTAGGGCCGCTGGAACAGCAGAGTCGGTCCGATTTGCAGCTCTATCAGTTAAGGGCGTAAGGGATGTTAGAATAAGAGAAAGTTCCTATGGCGTTGGGTCCTGTGATGTTATTGTTGTTCCAGAAAACCTATCAAGCATTAAACAAATGCCAGAAGTAGTGCTAGCGGCAATAAGCTCTGTGAGACCAGCTGGTGTTAGGTTTAATATTAGAATAGCAGAAAAATTGGCGGTCAATGTATCTGCAACCATATCTCTTTCAAATGCAGTTGGCGATACACTAAATGCTGGAATAAAAAATCAAGCAGCTTTGTTTGTTAAAAGATATTTAAATTCATTAACAATAGGGGACACAATCTCTATAACAGAAATAGAAAGACAAATAAGGCAATCTTCTGACTACATAAGAAATGTGGTCATTAGTTCGTTCAATATCGACGGAAAAGAAATGCCATTTATGGACTTTACTCCATCGAGTGACAAGGTTTATCCCGCAGCTGGAAATGTATCTATATATTCTGTTATAATGGGTCAATCCAATTCATAGTCACAGAGTAGGTTTTATTTAAATGAGTAAAAATTTTGTTATCACAAATACATATATAGTTCGTGCTCCAAATGTTTCCCAAGCCAAAAGTCTTGTCTTTGAAAACATAGGTAAAGGCGACATTTTAGATGAAGATTTGAATGTAACAGAAATATCAGAAGATGAAATAATTGAATACATCAATGAAAAAGATGGTTCTTATAGCCAATCATCAGTTATTGGAATATCAGAAGATCAAGAGTACGATACCGCAGATCCATCCTTGGTTTCTATGGTTGCGGATTCTAGAAATGATTTTCTTAGATCAGAAAATAAAAGACTAGCAAAACTAGTAGAAAAACATAAAAACGTTCAGCACGAAACTGTTGTAGCAGCTTACCAGGCAGCATTTGATGTTTTTTCAAATTTTGAGATTCCCAAGATAAAGCAACCAGTTCTTAGGAACAATAGCAAACATAAGACTCCTGAAACAGCAGTGGCTGTGTTCGCTGATTGGCAGTTGGGCAAAGTAACTCCTGATTATAATTCTGACGTATTAGAAAAAAGAATAGAACAATACACAGAAAAGCTTCTTGAGATAACAGAAATTCAAAGAATGGATCACAACGTTGACAGCCTGCACGTATGGCTGCTCGGCGACATTGTAGAGGGAGAAGAAATATTTCCTGGTCAAGCTCACTTAATTGACTCGGGACTATATAGGCAGGTTGGTATAAATGGCCCAAGAATCTTGTCAAAGTTCCTAAGTACAGCATTGCAAAACTTTAAGAATGTTCACGTTGTTGGCGTTATAGGTAATCACGGTGCTGTTGGGGGTAAGATGAGAAAGCAGCATGATCCAGAAACTAATATGGATAGACTTCTTTACAAAATAGTTGAATTAATGTTTGATAAAGAAGATAGAATCACATTTAATATTCCAGATGGAGCCGGAGAAAGAAATTGGTACGCAGTAGACAGCGTTGGCAGCTATAGCAGCCTGTTGATACACGGCGATCAATTACCTTCACCAACTTCATACCATGGTTACTATAAAAAGGTAATGGGCTGGAAAGACGGCGCAATACCAGATCATTTTGATGATGTTTTTATGGGTCATTATCATCAGCAATTTAAGATGACGATAGGCAGCACCATGCTAAGAATATCTGGTTCCCCTGAAAGCCACAATACATATGCTCAAGAGTTCTTTTCGTCAATGAGCAGACCATGTCAGCATTTGATGTATATTCATCCAGAGCATGGAGTAACATCTGAATATTCAATTTGGTTAGATTAAGTTAAAAAGGATCAGAGATGAAGAATTATTTGTTAGGTCTTCGTAGCGGAGACTTCAACAAGAATCGGGAATATTTGGACCTCTGATCCTATTAACGTATATAATAACAGCTTTTATAAAAACTTTTCTTATAAAAGATCAGCTACTGGCCTTAATCTAATAGGCGATTTTACATTTGTAGGAACCGAACAAACATCTCCATCATATTCTGGAACTCACGCAACTCCACTCGATGAAAATGCTGTCTATGTCACCAATTACGGAGAAGTAGTTTACGATAACGCTACTCCAGATTTATTGAGATTTATTGACTACTCTTCTAGAGTAGACATCATTTCTTTTAAAAGTCAATTTACAAATTATAGTGGATCTGAACAGCCGACTTTCACGCTGCAGATGTACGAGTCAGATGAATATAGTGGGCCTTGGTTAAAGTCTGAAATATCAAGTAATTCTACTGCTATTTTTTTAAATAATTGTAAAAAATATGTAAAGATAGAACTAGAAATATTTACAGAAGAAGAAGATGTAGAGGCACTCGGTCTTCTTTTGTTTGTTAATGTATTGATACATGATCCAACAAGTCCTGTTCTCTCTGATTCTTCAAGAACAATACTTTCTAGATTTCCAACTTGGACAGCTCTTTATGAAGATTCATTAGAAAAAGCAACACCAGAATTATCCACACCGATATCAACTGGCGCAAAATTTCTCAATTCTTTAATTGGAGAGCATCTCGATGAACTGGATGCCGAGCTAGATCTAAATAGTATAAATTTTTATATTTCTACTGCAGATGAAGATTTGGTTGATTGGCTATACGTAACCTATAACGCTCCAGCAGCAGCAATAGAAGTTCTTGGAGATTCTGTTCCATTGGCGAGGTCTTCTTCTATAGAGAGCTTTTATTTAAATAAAAAAACAGATTATATTTATTATCATAATATATCAGATAATCAAATTATAACTCTTAAAAAATTTGAAAATTTAACAATTGACGGTCAAAGTTTTGATCAAAAAGTTTTATTATTTTTTAATATATTTGATGAATTTGGTGCAAGAGTCGGTCTTAGAAGGCTTTATCTAGAGTCAAATGAAAATTATAAAAAGAGAATACTTGATGTATATCAAAATATTCCTTCAGTTGATAAAGAAGGCGTAAAAAGAACCCTAAGAAGAGAGCTAGACATATGGAGAGCCTATGGCGCAACACCAGATTCAAACTATCTTGGTGCAACTCCTGAGATTCTTGAACTTGAAGACATAGAATCATCTACTCCATACTTTGCTTTTGATGGAGTTCCGCAAAAAGAATTTGTAAATTTTGTTAAAAATATAAACGAAAATTATCCTTCAAATTTTGGATACATAAATTGGGACGAAGGAATTTGGGACTATGCAGGACTAAAATACGAAGGAATAAATACTGTTCCTTTCAAGTATGATGTTGCAACTCCTATGGGAGAATACTTTCAGCCGGGAGTGGGAGACCTTTCTGATGTTCAGGTTATCGTAAATAATGATTCCTTTGCAACTGTTTCATTTGAAGGATATTTTAAGGCAGATGGTTTTAAGGTATCATCGTATGAAGATGTTTATGCTCCAATTAAAATACTTTACGAATACTATGGCGATTACACAAAAACAATTCCAGATCCAGACGCAAATAATCCCGACGCTGCATCGCCATCAACAAATGGCGGTGTTTCTTTGGTCTATGAAATACATCTAGATTCACACAATCAGTACGCAACTCCATCTGTATTTTATAAAAACTTTTCCTACTCAGACAGAGAAGATTTTATAGTTAAAAACTATTTTTCAGAAAATAGTCCCGCAAGTCCCGAGTTTAATCACATTTCAATATTTAACGAAGATGGATTTACAGATCCAAATATAGGATTCCTGGAAAAGACATACGGATACGAGTACGCAAATGCCGATGCGACTCCGGTGAATCAATCAATTTCTTTGGAAAACGTAAATCAAATTGTCATTGTAAACAGCGCACAGTGGGATATAGATACGCAAACCTATTTAGATTCCTATAACGCAAACTATAGAGTATCTTTTAATGAACATGCAGCTGGCTATACAGTCAATCCAGCTTTTGAAGATACTATATCTATATCAAGTCCAAACATAAATTACTTCAACTCTAATTTTAAAATTGGGTCAAACGTATACGGAACAAAAGTTATAACTGGAAATTCTAATAGTATTCAATCCGAAATCTTTATAAATAAAGATAATGACATATCATCTATGGATGATGAAGTTTTATCAATTCAGTCATTAAAAGACTCTTTAATTTATCCAATTGGATCTACTCCTCAAAATATTTATATAAATAATTTACAAGTTGATTCGATACCTTTGTATAAGGTTGATCCAAACGTAGAAATATATCAAGAGCAAGCCTACGGTGGAAGATCTATAGATCCTTATTCTGAACTAGAATACTTTATTCCATCATCGCCAAATATTATTCTTGAAACATATAATGGATCTAACACTTCTGGTGCGCCAGATCAATCAGATTATTTTGAATCTTCAACAATAAATTATTCTTCACTAGCAGAAACATTAGTTATAACTACTGGATTGTCAGCAACTCCATATTACCCATTTAAGAAGCAAGTTTGGTCCCTGATAGGAGAAGAAGAAGCTAAAAGTACTCCAATGGTCTTTGGCTATCTAGATCGATTCGGCAACGCCTACGAACAAAACGAACAAATGGAAAACTCTGGAAGATCTCCAAATCCAAATAATATTGATTCTTTTGTTAGCAAATATAATTTAACTGGAGAGTCTTTTGGTATAACCACGCAACAAGTTTTAGACGGCGAATATGTAATAACAAATATAAATCCAGTAAGTCTTTCAGATGAGATCGTTTTAACTAGCTCAAAAACAGCGGTTTCTTCTAATACATATTCTCCAGATACATTAATTGATGTATTGTACGAAGAATATGACTCTTCAATACAGAATTATGTATACTCACCAATACCAGTAGACGCAAAAGTAGCGGGTGTATTTAACAATAAGTCACTTAATATATTTGATTCAAAGAATCCAGACCTATCCGTTGGTTGGTTGTATCTTCCCGAAGAAGATTACTACGTTTACGCAAAACCCATTTTAGATGTTTATAATGGAAGATTCTTTGAGTTAGATACTACAGAAGTTCCAAGTCAAGGAGCGCCAATATTGGTCACAGTTTACAACGATTCTTCAACAGTGCAGTACAGGGAAGCGTTCTTTAATGATTCTTCAACTCCTGGCAATATAACATTTTACAATACCGAAACGTTAATTGGATCTGACGACCTCGCTTTGTATCTTTCTTATGAAAATGTTTCAGATATATATATAGAAGATGTATTTTCTGGAAGGGTATTAGTTCAATCCCCTTTGAACCCAGAACTTTGGATATGGACACTTGTAGATGAAGACGGAAATTATATATTAGACCTAGAAGACACAGGTACATACTATATATCTAGTTTAGATTATATTCAAAGTGGAGAAGATTTCTATTATCTAGTTTCAAACAGACTACAAATATTAAATTCAACAACTCACGAAAGTATAATTATTCCTGGCAGAGAATATACTGTAAGCTATAGATTAGCGGAAGCTTTTTATTCGGAAAGAAATGATAAGAAGAT